CGAATACTCCTTGCGTCTTAGCCAGATGTAAATACAGATCCTTTCTATATTCACTCTTCTTTTCATTGGACAGTTCTTCCTGGAGATGCTCTATATGAGGACCTCTGTAAGCATAGTGCAACTTGGCTCCTACAAGCTTCTTGTGGCACTCCCCTACAAACTTTATTACTCCTGGTTCATTCTTAAATAGACGAGGTTGCCAATCTGGATATGCCTCGTATTCCTCTCTGATGTTCTCAGAAATATTTTTCCATTTACGTCGAGGTAAATTCCAGGCTTTAACGTCAGGAGAACGCATCAGGGTATGAAGCAAATGAGAATCAGAGAGTGACTCGTCAGCATCTAAAATGAGAATCCATTCATATTCCAAGACGGAGATAGCCTTGTTGTATACTTCGCTAAATCCAAGATCCCTAGGCGAGACTGTGTTCTTAACTATTCTAGCCCCTAATCCCTGGGCAGTCATAGATGTGTTATCTGTAGAGTTATCGTCCACTACTACAATTTCATTTACATATTCTTTTACAGACGTAATAGGAATATGAATACAACACTCTTCATTCTTCGCTAGAACACAAAGAGAAATACCTTCTTTCATTACCCAACCTTCTGCGCAGAAATAACTACATCGTAATCTTCATGTGCGACATTGATAATTCTAAAGCCACATCCAGCTAATACGCCCTGTAGAAACTCAGAAGTAAAACCATTGTAGCGTATATCGTAATCGTTTATCTGCTTACCGTAGAGCAAAGAGAGAACCATCTCACTATGAAGCCCCATCTCTTTAGAGACTTTCTCGTTAAGATAAAGCTGTTTCACTACGAGACTAATATCTGTCACCCTTACCTCAAGAACAGAATTTACGCTCAGTATTCTTTTCCATTCGTTAAGCGTTTCTACCATTCGCGGGCGAGGAATGTATTCTAGAAGATGCTGAGCAACTATAAAGTCAACGCTCCGATCTGGAATAAAATCTAATTCCATTACGTCTGCAACCAGATCGACATCAGGAAGTGCCTGAATATCTACATTAGCGAACTCTTCTCGAATGTCGGTTCCACAACCAAGGTTAAGTTTTTTCTTTTCTATGCATAGTTCAAGAAAGTCTTTTGCCTTACCGTCGTCTATTAGCACTAATCTCCTCCAGTCTATTTTTCATAAGTTGTCCAATTGTTTCCCAAGATAAATTGTTGTCTACGAATTGTTTTCCTATTGAACCAACCGCTTTCGCCTGTCCTTTATTCTTAAATGCCCATCTCATCTTCTGTCGAGCTTTTATGATATCTATATCTCCCCAAACCATATCTCCAGTGTAAGCTTCCCATGGCATACCATATACTGGTGTAAGCTGATAGTCAATAGGAAATCCAGTCTGTTGATTAATGAAATCTTTAGAACCGCTATAGTCAGTGCTTATTACTGGATTGCCAGCCATCATTGCTTCTGTTAAGGGAATTCCCCAGCCCTCAGATCTATGAAAAGAAAGATAACAATCACAGGATTTATGAACAGCGTGGATCTGAGGCTTAGTAAGAATATCTGCTACCAACAAAATTTTAGGATAACTACTCAATCTCAATTTAAACTTAACGTCATCAATAGCCTTACGAATTTTTTCTTTTTCAGATGCATCTTCTGGATTATATAGATACGTTTTGAGAACCAAACATACATTTTCGCTAACGTCAAATTCGGTCAAATATGCTTTGAGAATAGATACGGGATTCTTGCGCTCTAACCACTGGAAGATAGAATAGAAAATATAGTCACCGGAATTTACACCTTGTATAGATACTTCAGATGTTTCTTCTTCAAAAATCTTCCTACTAAAAGTATGAGGAATTACAACAATAGGAATATTAATCCCAGAACTTTTAAAGACTTCATAGTTGTACTGTGTAGGAACCCATACTTCGTCAAGTCTATTAATCTTTTCGACCCATGGTTTAGGTAGTCTATCTGTTTCCCACACTGTGTATCCTATGTTGTATTTGCGGGAATCGATAAACTGATCAAACACATCGGGAACAGTATGAATAATCTGTATATCGGCTGTTGGTTTATGGCATATCATATTCTTAATTAATTGGCCAACTTTCCCATGATCAGATTTAAACTTTTCAAAATTTAACGGAACAACTTCTACGCCTAAACCTCGATAAGTAAGAGCCATGATATAATTACGCGCCGAATCAGAATATCCACTAGCGTTAAAACAAGCGCTGATATAAGTTACTTTCAAATTACTAACCCCTTAATACCTTCATCGGGAACTGCTATTGCTTCTTTTTCGCCTGACAGTTCTTCAAACAAGTCTATCCATTGCCGACAGATAGTATTCCAGCTATTCTCTTCAGCCCATTCACGAGCTGCTAAAACTTTTGAACTGTTATCTTTTACCTGGTGCATCTCAATCATCTTACCTAGAATATTGCCAAGACTACCAAAGGGTCTATAGCCCGCATTGTCTATATATATGTAATCTTCACAATCATACATGTATCCTCTTTTTTGATCTTCTCCAACAAGTTCAGACATATTAGTATTGTCTGGGACTATAACAGGAATACCAGCTGCCATTGCCTCTGCAATAGTTAATCCAAAACCTTCGCCGAGATGTGTAGTAATGAAACAGTCAGAGATGTTATATATCTCGTTTAACATCTTTTCTGGCCACCCATTAGAAAGATTATATCCGTTAGGAAAAAAGACATCCTTATTCATCGTTAAGCCAAGGTCTTCCAAACATACAGTCAAATCTACAACCCTATCTAGATTTTTGTCTATAGGCATCGTGTGAAGGAGAAGGACAGAATCTGGAACTCGATCCAAAAATTTCTTGAAAGCAAGTATAGTTCTAGATATTTGTTTCCTGTCAATATTTCTATTAACGCTTAAGAATACAAATTTGTCAGAATCGTCTCCCAGATATTTCTTCTTTAGTCGCTGTTTCTCGTCTTCTTTAAAAGGTTTGTATACATCCGTATTGACTCCATGGTAAATCTGCTTCAGCTTACTTCTAAAATGAGGCAACCTCTTCAGGGTTTCTGACATCCCATACTTTGTATAAGCTACTGGAGTATCAGCAAGTTCTAACATAGCGACGGAGTCCTTACGTACATGGCAATCTACAGGATAGTAGTAAATAATCTTAGGAACCTTTTTTCCATTAGCTTCCATCGCTTCTAAAGTCTTTTTCAGGAAAGGAGCAATACTAGAAGCTATATGCAGATCATTCACAATCCAGACAAAATCAAAATCACCCTCGGCAAGAACACGAAGAAATCCTTTCTTGCCATATACGTCATTGGAGTCGTATAGTTTAGCGGGGATCTGTGTCCATGGCACGTTACTTAACGTATTAAAATTAACTGGATAATTAACGGCGTATTGAGATATGTCATATTTGCCAGTGTTATAAAGAGCCGTTAGTATATATTTGCTAACAACTCCAAACCCAGTAAACACAGAAGCGCTATCGCTATAAGCTAAAATTTTCTTTCTGCCTAACATGTTTATATCAATTCTCCAATTTCGTTTTTGAGGTTTAGTTCCTCTTTTTTATTTGGCAATTCTTCAAATAACTTTATCCACTGTTGGCAAACAATGCTCCAATCATTGTCTTCAGCCCATTCACGCGCTAGTTTAACCTTCTTATTATTTTCCTTACTTCCTGCGCGGTAAACTCTATGCATTTGGTAAATGATATCTTCCAATCTCCCCATATCTCTGAATCCGCTATTGTCTATATAGATTTTTTCTTTACATTCGTACACATAGGCGCGTTCACAATTCTCTCCGAATAGCTCATGTGCATTAGTATTGTCCGGAGCTATAACGGGAACGCCAGCTGCCATTGCTTCGCAGATAGTTAATCCATGACCTTCACCCAAGTGAGCTGTGATAAAACAATTTGCCATATTATATATCTCGTTCATTATTCTGGCCGGGAAACCACGAGATGGTTCATAGTACTTAGGGAATAAAACATCTTCTGCTAAACTCAATCCGAGATCCTTTACGGCAGAGAAGAGATCGATAGAACGCCCCATGCTCTTGTCTATAGGCATAGTATGGAGAAGAAGAACAGAGTTTGGAACTTCCTTTTTGAACTCAGAGAAAGCAAGGATAATTCTCGACAATTGCTTCCTATCGCTATTTCTATTTACGGAGAGAAAGCAGAACTTACCCGCATTACCCTTGAGATATTTTTCTTTAAGATCGTGACAAACGTCCTCTTCCAGAGGTTTGTAAACCACAGTATCTACGCCATGAGGTATCTGTTCCAGCTTAATGTCAGGGCAAGTAAGAAGTGTTTCTTTTCTTCCGTAATCATTGTAGCAAACAGGAACATCTGCTGACTTGATTAAGCCCGTTGCTCCTTCTTGCACATGGCAGTCAACTGGATAATAGTAAATTACTTTAGGTATCTTATGTCCAGCCATTTCTTTCTTATCAAGAATCTTTTTTAATTCATCGGCGATAGAATAAGTAACATATGTATCGTTTAGTATCCAAATAAAATCAAAATCACCTTCCGATACATTTCTAAGGAACATCTTTTTCCCATACGGATCAGTTGGATCAAGTAATTTAGTAGACATTTGTTGCCAAGGAACATCGTCTGTATCTATAAAACGTGTAGGAAAGTTAATAGCCAGTTGAAATATCTCATACTTCCCAGTATCGTGTAGTGTTTTCAACACATACTTAGATACAACTCCGAATCCAGTATACGAACTGGCCGAATCAGACCAACAGAGAACTTTCTTTTTTGTCATTGTTTCCTTTGTTATGATAGTTTCTTTAAACAAGCATCTACTATCATATCAGAAGTGATCATCTTAAAGCAAGAATGATTTAGCTTGCAGGAAGAACTCCAACAAGCAGAACACATCAAATTTTCCGCCGGCCAAACAGCAGAAGCATTCGGATAATAGTTTATCCTGGCTCTCGGATCTGTATCTCCGAATATCGCAACAGTTGGTACTTCTAGTGCACCAGCAAGATGAAGCATAACGCTATCGGGACAAAGAAGCAGGTCACAATTTTTCATCACTCCTGCTACGCGACGGATATCTACATCTCTTAAAACAGTAAGTCCTGGAATGCTTTCCCACATAATATTAGATGCTGGATCGGAAGTATGCCTGAGAAGGATTAATTTGAATCCTTTCTGAGATAGGGTCTGTAGAGTATTCCTCATGGTAAGATTGTCTAAATTTCTACGCGATGCAGAAGTAAAGATGTGAACAAGAATTACCTTGTCGTTAATGTTGAAGCCTCGCTTAGAGATAAAGGCATCTCCCGCTTCTAATTCTTGTGGCTGTATGAAATATCTAACTGTCTTATCTTCAGTTGGAATACCAGCATGCTCTGCAAAAATATCTATTCTATTCTTGGGAGGGTTATTAGGATTGGCTTCATATCCTATTGCGGGACAATGAAGATTTATAACAATATCATAATTCCCTTCATCTAGGCTGTCTCTATCTATAACTTCGTCTACATCCGGATTGTGCTTTAGTACCTTAACTATAGCTCCACCAAGGTATCTAGTATTAGTGGCATAGGTAATATGAACGTCCTCATTGAACATTACCTTGAGTCCACGTAGGAGGGGAGTAGTCATTAGGATATCTCCTACCCCTTCTCCGCGAAGAACGCAGATTCTTGGTCTATGTGTGTCTAGTAATTGTTTTAATCGATTTATTCTTTTGGGAGGATTAAGATTTGCTTGTCCAGTAGCATATGGACGCATTCTTTGAAACTTTACAATACCGTCGTCGCCTAGTTTCCAGGGCATAGGACTCCTTTTCTAGAAAGAACTTAACAGGAGACAACCCTTCGCCACAGAAAACATTGGCTCAGAAGCATGTCTAACTTCTTTTATTTCGAATGGAAGACCTACCTTCCTTATAGATTCATCAAAAGAAGAAACAAATCCGCCGGCAAGAGAAGTACCACCGCTTACGACAACGCTAATAGGCTTAGAGAAATTAGGCAATCCCTCTTTATTCATGAGTCGAACAGATAAGTTTTTAACTACATAATCTATGAGGCGAGAATAATAAGCAGAAACCACAGAGAGAATTGGATTATCTACATGATCTTGTCCGATAATAAAGTCTCCCTTCTCCTTCTCCATCTGTATAACACTGTCTGTTTGTCCTGTAGATTGAGCTGTCATTCTATCTACCCAGTCACCACTTCTAGCAAGACTTAATTTAAGAACAGGATCTCCATCAAGCATGACACAGACATTACACATCCCCGCGCCGAAAGAAAGACAAATACCTGAGTAGTCATCATTCTCCAATTCTGCATAACAGATAGCTTCTGCTTCGTTAAGAGCTACTGGCTCATATCCAAGCTCGGAGAGATCTCTCTTGAAGGCATCCTGATGGAAGCCTGTATTGAAGTCTTCTTCTGATTGATCTATTGGTTCAGCAGGAACGGAGTAGACAAGCTTCTCTCCTTTTTTCTCCGCCGGACCAAGAAGTTTTGAAAGGATAAATTTGAGAACTTTTCGTGCTTCAGGTTCTCTTGGAGATATTACTCCGCGAAATAGTGGGCGACGTGCTTTGTCGTTCCTCTCAACAGCTTTCTCAACGGCTGCTTCGCCAACGATATAGAATGAATTACCCTCTCTAAAGAAAGATTTTCCCTTGAGGGACTTCTCAAGCATGGAAGCGGCTATCTTGGTGGGGGGAGTAATGACATAGAAAGCATCACGAAATTTGAGGAAAGAAACACCAGTCTCTGTTTCTTTTGAAACTACAAGAAAAGAAGTACCAACGTCCAATCCTTTTGCCATTATTCGCCTGTATCGTTGGAATAAGTCCAAGTTATCTCAGGGGGAGTATAAGGCCAAACAGAAGGAATGTAATAACCACTAGAACAGTTACTACAGCTACTTACAAATGGAGACCAAATGGTATTACAGACAGGACATTGCCAACCTTGTGGTGCACCAATGGCAGGATATGAGAACGTATTAACGGCAGGATTATATTTAAGTTCGTTTACTGAAAAATCTATTGTTGAGCTATTTTCCGCCGAGCAATCGGGACAATTTTCTTTTTGATTCTTGCAAGTCATCTACCTTCTCCTCTTCCTTAACTTCTATTTGTTCAGAACTCTCAAGGTTAGTAATATCTACGCCCATATCTATTAGTGTCTCATCTATTTGTACCAGAGTATCATCACTCGTGTCAAGGTTTTGTTTGCCAGTTCCCTTTATTTCTTCCGAAGAGATAAGGCCTTTTAATTTGTTAGCTATTCTGTCAACAAGACTATCTAAGTCTTTATTTGTCAAAGGTGAAGACTTAGATTGTTTTTTCATTACTTTCCGCCGAATGAGATTTTTTTTCTTAAAAGATGTGATAGTTCCATCATCTAGAAAAGGATCGCGCATAGACCTCCTTTGATGAATATAGGCTACTGCATATCCAAATATAATTGTAAGAATAAGAGCTATTCCGATCCACAATTAACTACACCAAATATCGAATTGGCCACTTGCAACGACTATTTCTATATCTCTAATAAGAGGACCCGTTTCCCATTCAAATGTATCGTTAGCATTAATGTCGATAGTCGCTCCAGTGATATCTTTGATTTGCTCTCCAGAAGTAAGGTTAGCAAGATGAGAAGTATACATAAGGTCTCCAGAAGATGCAACGCCAACCCTTGGAGGGAAAACAGTATGATATACATTAAACTTAACTTGCATTGAATCAACAGTGCATTGAATGGATACGTTTTTAGCGTCATACCCAAGGCTGTCACGAACTAATAGAACGTCTCCAGTACCTGCGTCGGTATTAGTAAAGTTAACCGTTCTTAACCCAGGTGGTACATAGTGTGAAACAGTTTTAGTTATATCGGACATCTATCCTATTCCTCCAAGAATTATTACTTCCTATATAGTATATCATTATCTTCAAATAAGAAGTAATTTTACTATCCGCGCGCGAGAAAAGAAACTCTCCCTTTTATGCGCCGTAGTAATAGATCGCAACAGTACAAGTACCAGCATTTACAGAAGTAAAATCAGAATCAGTGGTAATGGTAACTCTAGGTGTTTTAGCGTCATCATGCCATTCAGTCCCAGAAACAGCTCCCATATCTACTCCAGACACATTAGTTACGAACACATTAGGAGTTCCAGTATTGTATCTATCTGCAGTAGTTCCATCGCCTACAGTAATTACAGCCGAAGTATCGTTAGTAAATCCAGTAAGAGTATGCAAGATGGTCCGTTGTACTACTGCACCATCAGGGATAGCATCATCAAAATCAATCCAGCCAACACTATTTCCACCATCGTCGGTCATATCGTCGTGATTGAAAGTCTTAGAAACACAACCGAGAGAAGCCCGACCAGCATAACTGAGTTCTTGATGTTCAATTTGGACTTGTCTGGTTGCTCCAGAAATAGTTAAGGCAGTAGTAGCAGCAGCAGGAGTACCATTAACAGCGAGGAAGATATCGCCAGCGTCTGCTGCGCCTGCACCAGCTGCGCCAGAGTAGATGCTGACATTGCCAGAATCGCCGTCTGTGGTTGTGGCTCCAGTGTAAATCTTAACTTCACCAGTGTCATAGTCTCCTGAGTTGCTGTTAGAACCAGTATACAGCAGTATTCGCCCAGATGTTCCGGATATACTAGCGCCCTTTGTGGTTACTTGAACTTCTCCGCTATTCTGATTATTTTGAAAATATGCGTAAGTAGCCTCAAGTGTACACTGCGACTCCGAGAAATCTGCCTTGCCGCCTAACTCTATCGAATTCAATTTGAGTGTGAGATTTCCGGGAGCTTCAGTAGTTAGTGACAAGACGTTATCAGCTGACGTATCAAATTTCACACCCTGCGCAACTGTACCCATATAGCAGAAGCCATCAGCGCCTTTAACCTGAAAGCCAACGATAGTGCCGTGAGTAGACATGACAATATCACCAGCATCTGCTGCGCCTGCTCCAGCTGCGCCAGTGTAGATCTCTACATTTCCAGTGTCACCGTCTGTGGTAGTTGCGCCTGATCTGAGGTATACAATTCCGGAGTCATGGTCGTTAACATTGGTCTGTGAGCCCGACTGCAACACCAAACCGCCCGTAGCCGTAGTATCGGATCGGCCAGACGAGCGTACGTAAAGTATGCCTGAATTCTTGCCCTCAATAGCGAACGCATCAAGACCATTGGTTACTAGTGTTAAGTTACCACCAGCCTCATCCGTTAGTGTCAGGGCGCTGTTAACTGAAGTATCAAGTCGAATACCCTGATCTTCAGCTCCATTAGTTATTTCAACAATGCCATCTGCACTATCTGTAATCTTTGATCCCTTGACTAGTTCTAGAGGACCTGCCATAGCTTCGCTGCCATCTTCTAAGAGATATATAGAATGGTCGTCGTCCACTAGGCCCGTTAAACCACCATGGTCACTTACGCCTGAATCTTTCTTAATACGCATCTATTTCTCCAAGAATTATTCTACTTCGCTTGCCAGCCGGTATCCCCAGCATATAGCTCTTAAAAATCTATTTTGTTTTCCTTTAATATTGTTTTCAATTTTCTAACTTCGTGTTCTAAATTTTTTATTTGTTCTTTATAATGAAGCCAAGAACTATGCTCTTTTTTGGGCAAAGCTTGAAGATTCCCTATCTGGTTATCACTTTTAAGGCCATTAATATGATGGACTATCCAATCTTTTCTCAAAAATCCATTTTTAAGAGCGGGAGAATCAGAGAACTTTTGATTTAAATATTGCTCCATTATAAATCGATGTTCCGGTATGTAACCGTTTATGTCTGAATTCGGATGTTCTGATTTAAGTATATATGTATACCCATTATGTTTATAGCGTCCACCATTCCACCCATGGTGTTTATCTCCGGAATACTTAGCTCTAGATCTCTGTGTTTGCATCCCGCGCCCTCTCAGCTTTATCCCTCTTTTTAAAAGATGATATCTAATAGTTTCGTAAGTACAACCAAGATAAACGGCAATATCTTTAAGGCTATATTCCTCTTTGTACAATTTGTCCATTTCGAACAATTGTTCTTCCGTCCAATTATAGCGTTTTGACGTATTGCCCATATCTTATTTACTCGCCCAACCACTCGATCCAGCGCCTGTTTCTTTAATATATAGAGTAGAACCTACACCGCCATCGGTGTCAACATACATACTTCCTACTGGAGCAGTAACTACACTTTCTGGAGTTCCTGTTCCTTTTACAATCTGAACAGAGGACGACAGAGTAGCATCTACTCCGCCTATACCAATAGGTCCAGTCATCAATCCTCCAGAGAGAGGAAGGTAAGATGTTCCTGTGAGAAAACTATCTACATCAGTTGCTATCTCTATAAGGGCAGCTTGTACAGTATTAGATTCGTCGGATAAACCAGGTACAGTATCTGTTTGTACAGAAATACTCGCTGCAGAGAAAGCAACACCAGCTATACTCCCTGATAGAGTGGCGTTAATACCGTCTACGTAGGTGTATAGTTCCTGAAGCTGTTCAAAGATTGTATATGGACGAGCATTAATAGAATCATAATATGTTGGATTGCTAATGGCTGTAGCGTCAGCGTTAGCGTAAAGATTATCTCCATCTAAGCCGTTAGTGAAAGCATCTACACTGGTATCATCTGTACCGTCTGGTACGGTTAATAGCAGGGGATAAAGATAGTTATTCCACTCATTATATAGTGACGTGAAGTCATTACTAATTTCCTCAAAAGAATCATTCCACTTCAAAGAAGAAGTAGGACCTCTTTTTGTCGCGCGGCGAACAATAAAACTAATATTCAGTTGGCCTAATCGTGCCATGGTTAACCCTCTCTATAATAATACGTTATTTCTGCCTTTTCTCAATCCCCGAACTTCAATCTATAGCTATTTAAGGCTGGACCAATAGTTGTACCTTCTGTAGATAGAGTAGCCTTGAGCCTAAAGTATGTGTATCTTTGACTTATGAGATTAAAACGAATAAGAAATTTTTCATTGACTGCATCAGTCTTTACACCGTCTACCTTTACTACGAATACTAGAGTAGAACTATTACCATCTGTATGTGTAGTTGGAGCGTCTCTGTCTAGAGAGTAATAAGAATATCCATCAACAGAAATATTGCCTACAAGATCAAAAATACTAATCTTCTTCATTCTTCGCTCGAAAAAATTATCCGCGCCGAGATAAACTCTTTCTTGGTCGGCGGGGTAATTCTCTCCATAGTCATATCCTTCAATTAATAGCTTGTGGTTATACGGATATAAAGGATCGGCAATTACAAGACCACTAGTGCCAGTCAGAGTATTGAGTTCAGGAGTAACATGCTTCCAGTTCTTCTTATGTACTTTGATCTCATGAAGTCCATTGAACGAAGATGTCTTGCCTTTCAAGACTCCCTTATCTACATTATGATCATATTCAACTCCGTCTATGATTATGTAGTTGTCGCCAACGTCAATAGAGATACCGTTTGAATCTAATATCTCTACAACAGTTATATAATAGGGCTCTTCATATCTCCATCCTCTCTGAATGCTTCGAACAGAATTTTCTGCAGTGAGACCTCTTTCTCCCACATTTCTGAAGATTGTGATTCTGTCTTCGTCTATTTCAAGTGCCGTTCCAGTCCCGCTACCAGTATAGGTAGAGTCTTTAATCTGATAGTCTAATATTCTTTCATTAGAATTGTTGAATACGTACCTACGTGCCGTAGCGTCAACACTCTCGCTGAGAACACTGTCGTCAGTATCTTGAGATAAAAGAGTAAACGTCTGAGCAGGATTCCTAAAAGTAGAAGAAGTCCCAAGATAGGACACTCCCACACTAGCTAATTCAACTTCAGTCAAATCTCCCAAATCTATAACGCTAGGATATTTAGGACTTGCTTCGCTTGCAGGGGAAATAGGTTGCCAGACCGTATCGCTATCTACGGCGATAGGAGTGTCATCACCGGCGGTAATGGAATAATTTATAGACGTAACCGGATCGTTATTACTATCGGTCGCAAACAATTCGCAAGTTTCAAGAGCGACCTTTGAAAAATCTTTAGGTTCTTCGTTCGTGTCGAGTATAGAAAGGGTCTCAGAAACAAAGTCCTGAGATGTATTTGCTGTGAATATCTCGCTATAAAAAGATATTTCTTTAAATCCAAATTCGTAAAGAGACGTACCGTCATCGGCAGTAGAGTCAGCTCCTTCTTTTATCAGAACAAATTTTATATATTTAGCGTTAACAGCTTCAAAGTCAAAGCTAGCCTTAGAGCTAACCTTCTGAGTGTAAGACGAAGTATAGCTACTGGCGGTATCAGATAGCTGGCGAAAACTGTAATTATCAACAGAATACAAAGGGGTAATTGTGGTCAGATTGGACTGAGAGGATTCGTGAAGTTCTAAGTATATACCGTTGATAGAAACTGGTTCTTCGCCCAGTCTAACAAAAAGCTCACACACAACAGCTTTGTTATCCTTCATGCTAATTCTAGTCCACCAGTTTCTTGATTCCTGGTGGAAAATCTTTGTCAAATCTCCTTCTACAGAATCCTGACGACCTATATATCCAATGGAAGATTTAATCTTGAAAGAAACATCTCTGCTTTCTAACTCGTTTAAAAATACCCTTGGATTATTGGTAATGCCATTAAGAGATATCCTTTGGCTCGATAGATCGTATGCTGCAGTTGTCAAAGTCGAATCTACATTCGCCGCGTCAGAAAAATTCTCAAAAAAGAAGGAATGGAATCCTTCAGTATCCTGAGCGAGTAACAATTTGCTCGCAACAGAATTTTCTAATACGCTCAGTCTCTTCTCTAATATATCCGCTTCTGTCTGCCATCTTCCAAAATCTTCTATTGAAGTCTTGGAAAGATTGAACATTTCTTTATACAGAACTCTTAAATCTTGCCGGATAGTATTGAAGGTGTTATTAAATTTCGCGGCGGAAGAAAAATCTCTCTCCGCGATTTCATAATCAGAAAAGGAGAACTGAGGAACAGACAGATCTAACGTATTTAGATTTTCAGTAATATAATTTTGTATATCTTTAAAAGAAGTATAGGTATCAAGTTTTATCTTGTCGTTAACAAGGGCTTCAAATAGTAATTTTCTATACGTACTGCTAATGGTCATTAGATCAGATTCCCTTTTGTTATTACCTTCAACATATAATCTTTAAGAACGGGCGTAAAGTAATCTTTCAATTCGGAAAGATCTCTAGTTACGCCCTCTATATAGTCGTAACTAATCTGATAGTTTGCGCTATCTATACCCGGCAATAAGCTTTTACTAAGTATTTCTTTGTCGCTAATCGTGACGATGTCATTTTTTACCGTGAAAAAATCACTCTCTACCTTGCGAGCTATTTCGTATTTAATCTTATAGTTTGTATATTCGTAATCTACAGATATACTCCAGTCACTATTCATTGCTCGCTGTGTATGGATCTCTCCCTTCGCATAGTCTACAGAATATAGCCCGTCACTACCATAGTCTGGATTTGAAACATAGTAATTAATTGTTTGGGCCGGCTTAAGATTTCTACGAGTTACATTAGGTATCCCGATAAAGCTATAGCTTAGTTCAAAAGAACTAGTTCCCAACTTTGCATATACTTTACGATAGTCAAGGGCATTAGGATTTCTACTAACGTAATAATTCCCAACGGCCAGATAGACATCAGAGAAAGAATTAACTTCGTTTGCAAAAGTTTCAGAAGAGCCAAAAACCACATCATAACCAGAAGAAAGTTCAATGTCTCCATTTAAATCAAAATAGGAGATAAGGCCTGCAGCATCAAAATGAATCATTTGAGATACATTTTGAACTCTAAGTTCAAATTCTTCTTCTGCTTCAGCTAGTTCGTCTCTTCCGTTTACATAATCGACCTTGAGGATAAATGGATCAACGCTACTTCCAAGAGGCTCTCCGCTTGAATCCATGCTGTTTATAACCAAGCTGCCCTCAACTACATTAAAGTGTTTCAGCCCAAGCACTGTCCTGCTATCTGTTGTTGGCAATCTTAAATTAAATTCCTCAAATGTTTCCCAACCGTTCTCTAAAATTTCTATACTATCATTCGCGGAATCTGTAGTAGTCCATTTCCAATCACTATCAGATATCTCAACTACATCCTCATACTCATAACTGATAGTTTCGGAGTTTGTAGTGTCCGTTGGTTGATTTAGATATATAGTGCCATTTTCAGTATCTATAGACCAGTCATATATGTTAGAAAATTCGTCTTTCCCATTAACAAATGTCTGCTTATTTGAGACTCCAAACTCTGCTTCTATGCTAGAGGTGTCTGTAATATTCTCATACTCTAAATCCATAACGACGACATGTTCAGGAATTATTTCTATCCATCTCTTAGCGGGGTAATGCTTTTCGATTATTACAGAACCTTCACTTACGTTGGGAGTAGAATTCAATTTAGCTATATGATTATTTTCTTCCGTCGAAGGGAAAAGAAGTTCTGATTCAAAATATATACTAATGTCACAACCTTCAGGCGGAGCCATAGTGTCATAGCTATGCCCAAATTCAAGAACTCTGTCAACTAAGTTCAGCCAAAAAACACGGAATTCAGAATCTGTACTATTGGCCGCTGCGTTGTCTCCAGTATAATAACTAATAGGATTTGAAGCTGCAGTCCATTCTTCGCCCGCGACAAAAATATGTATCCATTCAGATAGAGAAATCTGTTCATCTACGCTATACGAAATAGGATCGTTACTATCTGCAATTTTCTCCATCGGACTTTTCATAACGTCAAAATCTAATTGAAATCTTGAAGAATCATTGCTCGGAAATGTATATTGAGAATCTTTAAGGCCAGCACTTCCTAGTAACGGAGAGACAATACTGACTGTATCTTCTACTGGTCCAATACTACAGAACCGTCATCGAACACATCGTCGTTTCTTTTAAATACACCTTTTATTCTGACATCCGTAACTGGAACTGGAGTCTCAATCGCATTAACTCCTGTATTGTTAAAGTTAATAATCTCAGGGATCTCAGATTCAACACCAGATATGCCTGTAAATTTTTTAGTCTGAATCGCGTTCCAGCTTTGTCCATTATCTGGAGATATAAAATAATCAATAGAAGTAAGGATAGAAGGAGATGCTGGATTCTGATTGGTGTCAAGAATCATCTTTTTAATTTCATCAGTCATAGAGAATGTAGTAGAAATGAACTCTCCCTCATTCTTGAAACCCAGTCTATAAATACCTATGTCTCGTATACCTATTGTGTATCTATTCATGTCCATATCTAGATATGATATTCGCTGACGAAATACAAAGCTAACATATTTAACTTTCCGTGGAGTAAACGTATATAGTCCTTGACCTGCATAGTCAGAAGTAGAAGGGGCAAGACTAAAAATATTTGCCTCGTCTTCTGTATTAAATCCGGCAATGGGGATATCGTCTTTGATACTGGTATATTCGTCGCCATCAGGAGAAGTCTTAATGTCGTCAATCTCGATAACTCCGCTTCCTCCAAGATTATAGGGATTAACAACGATATGGTTGATAACTTTTGGTTCACCAAGATTAATGGTCATGTCTAACACAAGCGGATTTTGACTGTCGAAATAAGGAGGCACAGTTCCACTGTATTCAAACCATGTATCTGCATTGTTATCCACAAGCTTACTAATGTCTGTCTTAATAATGCTTGTCCAATAATCTGCCGCGTTTAAAGACTCGTTAATAATTACTTTTTCTTGTATATTTATTAGCTCAGTTGTATCGCTATCTATCGGGAGAGTTATAATTCCTTCTTCCTGATTGACGTGGCACTGTTCGCTGTTTAGCAATGCAGAGCCAATGTCTATTTTAGATAGACTGTTAAAAGAATCCTTAAAGAAGAAAACGTCCTTTGTAGGATTAACTGCATAAAGAAGATAATCCCCCACGTCCGAAGAAACTTTCTTAATTCGTGCGTTAATTCTATTAGCTTCAATAGCTGCATAGTTAAAATTAGATAAAGTAAGCTTCTCTATATTCTCAAGCTCTTTAAATACGACAATAAGATCGTCAAGAATTCGGTTAAAGGCGTTGTTATAGAAATCCTTCTCTGGCAATACTCCTGCTTTCAATTCTTCAAAGTCAAAAACAGGCTCTGTCAAATCTTTATAGAAGGTATTTAGAACCTTGATAGATTCACCAATCAATTGTTCTTGGGTATTAAAGTCTCCAGATTCTACACTTTGATTAAGTGTCTCAGATAACCTATCTAGCTTAGACTTTAGAAGTATACTTCTGTCGGCTATTAAGTATTTATTGCCAGCAGACATTAAATTTCCTCAAACCTTGAACTATTTTTCTCTCCAATCACAAGTCTATATTCTTCCACGGCGGAAGATAAGGCATTTCTTGAACTGTTATTACGTATAATAACACATAAACCAATATCAGATCTAACTGCATCAGATTCTGTAACAGCTTTATCTATGGCAACAATATGCGATGAAAGAGTTCTAATAGATGTGTCTCCCTTTAAATCAACAACATCTATACCAGAACCCGTATATGCAGATAAAGAAACTGGAACACTTCTGGTAGTCGAAGTCATTGGAGTGTAAGTAACCGTATATATATCTCCAACATATGGGTTTTCTATTCGTATATTAAACTTCATCGGATCTCCATTGCCTGGAGTTTTTTCGGTTGACGTGGTAATATCTGTCCAGTCTGTATCCGCTAATAGATAACCATTCCTGTGAACCTTAACAGTTCCGACTGTCTCGTCTGTAAAAAACATTGTAGAACCAACGTCGTTTATTCTTTGCCCGCCAGAAGATTTTTTTGTTAGAAGTAGTCGCTCATGATGTAGTCTAGTGGTGTTCAAAGGCAATATGGGAAATCTTGTAATTTGTACTACTTGTTCGTTAACGTTTATATCTCTTTTGATTACCCAATATTCAATACTTGAAAAGAAGAAATTGCCATCACTCGTATCGTATGTCGTAGAAGTGCTAGACGAACTAGTGTTAACGCTTGAAGCAACAGGCCTTGTCTCAGACACAGTTAGTCCTACCTGTCCAATCTGTTCAATATTTTTAAAGGGACTAATATATATACTCTTACTTGCATAAGAAGAAAGTCCGATCCTCACATTGTCTAACCCTATGGTAAATTCATATCCAGAGAACGTATCCTTAGAGCTGTCAAAAATACCGATAACATCTTTTACTTGCACGGAGGTCAAAATATTCTTTAGGTCTTCCATCATGCTTCGCAATTCGGGAGCAAATGTTTCTGGAGGTTGCATATATGTTTGATCAAATAAAGAATTATCCGCCGAATTATATTCAAATTCAATCCAGTCGGGGTTATCATTTCTAAATGTGAGTATCACTTTGTTGGTCCCTGTCTTCTCGAACATTAAAGCAACAGGCGTTAATAAAGACTGTTCGGGATCTAGAAGTGTCGTAACAGAATTATTTCCATCCACATACTCTACACTCTCAAGAACAACTCCATGAAGAGAAATAGGCTCTATCTCTATGAAGTTTATATCTACAGTACCAGGTAACTCAAATTCTAATTTCGTTTTTACGTATGGCTTTATAGAGCTGAAAAGAGATGTTTGAACCCAGTAAGTCCCACCTTCACCGTCTATTATATTTTCGATTTTAACGCTAGGAGGATCTACAATCAACTCACTTCTCGGCGCTTCTGAATCGAATATCTGTCTCACCTTTTTGATATCATATTCAATTTTAGTATTTGTTAGAGTTAATCTTTCTCCAATCAAGTCAATACTAGCATCTTCGTCATTAGTCTCAAAAAAGACTCCAGTCCTCGGATCAGAGAAAACAATCGAAGACATCGTTCCGGTTTGCGCATTAGATCTCGTAGTCCTATTTTCTCCAACTTCTCTAAAGGTAGAAAAGATAGAAACACCAAAACCGTCAGAGCTGTTATCCATAAACTCATACATGCCAGACTTGGCCTCTAGCTCTGCAATAGCTTGTCTCATCTTCTTAAAGACGACATCTCTAATAACTGCCTGATGTGACTTCTGCACTTCGTTAATATTTGTAGCCTCTTCGAATCCCGCAATCAAGTCATCCTCTATACGTTCGAGCATAAAATTGTAGGTTCCAGAATCAATCGTCTCGTCCGATTTCGCTTCAAATAGTTTCAAGGTAGGAGTAAGTTCAGTTTGGGTCAGTTCTCTTATAAGGGTATCTAGTTGTTCTACGAATTCTTGAACAGTCCGTATTTCTCCAGCCTGCTTCTTCTTATTTAAAAGCTTCAGGACTTGATCTGCCTGACGTTTGTCGATTATTCTATTAAACTTTTCTAGATATTTAGTTGCCATTAACTACTCGCATCAAACGTCTTTGCTATAAAGATATTGGGATTATCTATTTCCTTAACTCCGATATCAACAGGACCAATAGGCTGACCAGATAATTGAGTCCAAGTTCCGTCTATATCCTTACCTCCAACAACAGAGATACGATAAACAACACCAGTATCTAATCCTGTAATTGTATATGTATTCCCGCCAGCCGCATCAGGGAGTACAGAACCGTTTGCAACAGTCCAGGATTTTCCATCTACTGAATAGTAAATGTAGTAGCTAATGTCAGCGCCATAGCTTGACCATGCTATTTGTATAGAATTAGCGTAGGGAATAATAGACGTTATTACAGGATCAACACCATAAGCTTTTATCAGAGGATATACTCCCAACGCTGTGTGTTTATCTATAACTTCTGTTGCTCTCTTTTGAGTAGATATTCCGCCCGCGCCGGAGAAAGTTTCAACTGGAATTTCAACTAGATAAGAAGCGGTTCCTGGATAGGGTATGCCATCCCATTGTCCTATATCCCAATACCAATTGACCTCACTATTTGCTTCCTTCGCAGCGGAAAGTAAATCTTCTTTAATTCCTCCGCCAGGAATACGAGTATCTATAATAGTCGCATCGTCTATAGAAGAATCTATACCAACAGTCATCTCTCCTAAAGTTAGAAATGTGCCATCTCCTTCAGTACTTAAATCTGAAAGGAAAGTTGTGTAAATGGGAGAGGTAAGAATGGTGCCGGACTCTCCTGCGGTGACAAAAAGACCATTGCTGTAAGTAATCCCAAGTAAGTCCTCGGCAGTTCCACTAATTTGACGAGTCCAAGTTGTTCCATCTAAAGAAGTTAAGATAGTGCCATCGTCTGTAGTAATTGTAAAAAGACCATTGCCATAAGCAGCAGCATATATCCATGAACTAACTCCAGTAGGATAACTAGTCCAATCGATTCCATTTGAAGAAACGAGGACAACGTTAGACCAGGTGATTACTACAAAAAGACCATCGCCATAGGTAGCTCCGTATAAAGTTGAGACTAGTCCACTAGTCTGGCTAGTCCAAGTTTCTCCGTCTGAAGAAGTGAGGATTTTGCCACCAGAGCCAACAACTACAAAAAGATCACTGCCATAGGTAATTCCGTTTAAGCTTACGCCTAGTCCACTAGTCTGGCTAGTCCAAGTTTCTCCGTCTGGAGAAGTGAGAATAACTCCACCGTCACCAACTGCTACAAAAAGATCGTTGCCGTAAGTAACTCCGTATATCTCGTTGACTGCCTCGCTAGTCTGGCTAGTCCAAGTTTCTCCATCTGAAGAAGTGAGAATAACTCCGTCATCACCAACTACTACAAAAATACCGTTGCCATAAGTAACGGCACGGAGAGGCGTGGTTACTCCACTAGTCTGACTAGTCCAAGTTTTTCCGTCTGGAGAGGTGAGGATTTTGCCATTGAAGCCGACTATCATAAAAAGACCGTTGCCATAAGTAACTCCAAGTAAATATCCAGTATATCCACTGGTCCGACTAGTCCAATCGACAGGGACAGCGTCAGCAAAACCAACGCTAGGACTAAAGTCAACTAGAGAAGAAGCGAAAGAAGATTCATAAACTAATATACGTCCATCATCTAACAGTTTAGTGTCGTCACTAAAACTAGAATAATTAGACTCTATTACTTGCCCCTTTTTATCTACGATTAAATAACTCAATGTTCTAGATTCGTCTTCTGTCAGTTCTTCCGAGTCGACAAAGAGTACTACTTTCTGCTCATAAATGTCTAAGTTGTGTGTTGGGTTAAAGTCAATCAGAGTAAATTCATACTCTTCTTCCTCAAAAGAATAGCTTGAAATAATCTCATAATTGCTCTTTAGGTTAACTCCTACAATGTCTAAAATTCCATTAACGCTATCTATACTTCTAATACCTGTCTGATTAGAATAAGAATACTTTGAAAATGTAGAACCATTGCTAGCTATCGTTGCATCTTTAGACGAGTCGGTGGTAAAAGCCGCTACCGCTTCGCCTACTTCGTTATTTATTAATACGTCTACATAAAGGGAATCGCTGCTACTTTGATATATATTTTTTCTATTTAGTTTAATTAATTTCTTAGAAAGGTAGGTAGACTTTTCCTCTTCGGTTTTTTTATAGGGACCTACTGGATTCCAATTCTGAGTATCGAACTCTGCAATGTGATACCTATATGTAGTCCCAGATACGGTGGCAAAAAAACTTCCGTTCAATATTCTTGCAAACCAAGGAATGTCAACGTCCAAATCGTCAAAAGGTTCTATCTTTATCTTAGAATTGTTTTTTATTTTATATGCGTAATTTGTAGAGGTAGGTAAGACAACATCAAAATCCTGACCAATCCGATTGGCGAGAAAAACTTTACGTCCGTCATTGATGATATTCAGCTCTTCGTCTAAATCACTAAATAAAGCTTCTGTGTAGATGTCTTGGTTGTAAAATATCTCTGTATAATACTTGATGATATTGCTCGCATCTTTAACAGAGTATTGTACATAGCGAATAAGATTTAGAGCGTTACGTACGGCAGAAAAATCGTTGTAAATAATACCTTCATCATAGTCAATGTCCAAATTAAGATTTTCGAGCACGTTCATATTCTGATCCAGTATCTCTACGTTCGTAAGGACTATATTCTCAGCAAGATCCATATCGGAAGTTGAAACTCTTGGTAAATTAGTTGTATCTAGAATGTGCTGATAAAACAAAGGGAGAGATTCAGACAAACCTTGGATTGATATAAATTGATCTGTGATGAGTAATCTATCTGATTCTGCAGTGAAAAAGTTTCTAGACTCAACTATTGTAAAGTCGTCAGTAAATTCTGATCCATTAGCCACTAGAGAACTTGACTTATCTACAACGGAAACGACGTTATCAGCTCCAAATATGTCAGAAGCAAAATAGGATACATTTGTATCTTCATCTGTTGTTAATCTTTTATAGGCAATGTTTTCCCGCCGACGAAAGATATTTAACAGTATGTCAGTATCATATTGAACCGCTGTCATATTAGTCTATCTGTGCCCAACTCCCATTTAGATAACAATACAGATGATGATCGGTACTATTTACATACACGTCTCCCTCGACACCAACAGTAGGCTCAGTGTCTTGAGGAACAATACGAAGAGCAGGATGGTTAGGAGTAGTAGTATCACTTTCAGCAACTATGCCATAATTGGTTGTGCTTCGGCCCCATATGCCTATTTCTCCACCGTCTGACCATCCAAACACGCCCGCAATGCCTCCCGATGGAGCGTAACCTTCTACGCCATATGTCGTCTCGCTCGTACCATATACGCCAGCAACGTCTGTACTCGATCCCTTAAGTCCATAACCGTTTGTACTATATCCCCACAGCCCTATCCCGGTAGGATTGTTTGCGATTAGGGCGTCAAAAGGAGATGCGAGATATAGTAATGCTCTTTGACTATCTGGATCTCCAAAAAGAATACTGCGACTATTCGCAGAATCGTTTAAATAATTTCCGTCTACAGCTACGGTAGATGCCATTACCAAGTTACCAAGCATAGCATTGTCGTTTACATCTCTATTTCTTCCACCTGAAGTTCCTGGACTCCCTGCGCGAGAAAGAAGAGAAATATGATCGTCGTGAGCCCACCTACTTGGAGCCCAAGCGGGAACATCTGTAGGATACTGGTTGTTATGGTTAGAACCAGTGTATGCACTTGGTGGTGGATTGAGATTAGTTAGTTTGCTGTGTTCCATTAGTGAAGAAAAGTCACCTTCGTTCCCGTGCGTATGGTTCATGAATGCATTAGAAAGAGTCCAAAAAGAACGAGCCAACGGAGAACCTACAGCAATAACAACATAATCTGTCTGATTATAACTGACCTCTGTTTCGTCGGTAGTTACATCAGATGCAAAACTCACAGCACTACTTGAAACTTCAAAAACCCATTCCTTCGTAGCGTCAGGACCTCTCTTGAACACGGCATCAGCTATGATAGTTCCAGAACCTCTATCCCAGAGATAAAGAAATCCTGCAGGAAGAGTATCTCCTTCTGTCATTGCGCTCAACTGAGCCTTTAACTCTTTAGGTAAACTATATCTATAAAATGCATCAACGAGAGCAGACGTAGTAGGATCTTGCCAAAGATGTTTGCTACCCTCTGTCGCTACGGTAGCGTCATAGTTATCGCTTAAATCACCAACAGGAGGATATCTTTCAGGTAAGGACCATCCATCAAAAGGGCCATTGTCAAAGTCTGTAGCAGAGGCATGGGACAAAGGACATCTCGGAGGCAAATGGATATAATACTTCGCGCCGGACTGAGAAATCTTACAACTTGTATAGTCGGCTTGTCTTGGATCTGGAATAACTCCAGGTAATGTTTCTGTTCTTGTATTCCATTCTGTAGTATCAACTGTATAACTAACTTCGTCAGCAGCGACTAATGCGTCAAAAGAGATGAGTCTACCAGTATCTACATCTACCCAATAATCTCCAGTCGCATCTACGTCATACTTATTTGATTTGAGAGAAGTGAGTGTAGTCCCTGCCGTAATTGCAATTGTGGCAGATTTAGGTTTAAATTGAAGATAAATTTCATTCTGACCGGCGAATTTAGTCCCAATATTATCTACATAAATAAAATCTTCATCTACCGGATAGAAACAAGGATTGAGATATTTGTTCTGACCAATCGTTCTAGCAAGATTAGGAAGTTGTAGAGGAAAGGTAAAGAGAAGACTGTCTCCAGACTGATTCCATAAGTCACCGACTGCTTTCTCGATCGTATTCGTAGCAGCGCGTAACTGATGATTAATAGCAGTTACCTTGTGAGCAGTAGGCTGTTCTCCGTCTGCAAAAGTTATTGTTAGTGTTGCCGTCCGTCTCAGTTTGTCCATTTAAATACCCTCTACCTCCAATTATACCTCATTAACCCACTTCATACAGACCACTTGGTAATGGATCGTTCAAGTCTAGGAAAACGCGCTGATCTAGTACAGACGCTATTTCGCTATTATCATCTTTCAATCTATATCCAATAGGTGTCATATTAGGAGCAACTCCAGAGAACGTATATCCATCTAAATCAACAGACCTAGTATCTAATTTCCTCGTTCTTCTAAACCAAGTTACGTAATCTTCATAAGTTAAACCATAGTCTGGCTGGAATGTATAATCAGTTTGCTCTCCAGAACTAAGTCTAATCTCATCATAATAACCAAGAGCGCTAAAATTTCCACCAAGGTCCACAACTTCAGCTCCAATACCAGAAGCGGCAAATCCAGCTACATATTCTAATCCAGAAGTTATAGTCTGAGGAATGTTGTTGAAAGGTATATTGTCGGAATTAATGATAGAAATATTATCTACCCAAACATCTAAATCAAGCTGTCCGCTATTGAGAACTACGTCATCTGGACTAAAGTCCCAAGACATTTTGATCTGATGCCAATAACCGTCTGTTAAATTAGTGCTGTCTAATCTATAGGCTCTTTGACTCGCTATTCCAGCAGTCTGTCCACTCGCCATCCAGTCAAAGAATACATATGGAGTAACGCCGATTTTTTCTGCGCGGATAATAATTCCATCATAACCTATCGGACTCGTACCATCCTCTAGAGTGGTAGAACTTTGTCCAACAAGATAATTAAGATATTCCGCATTAGAGCCTGAACCCAATTGATAATCTGCGTAAGGAGTCTTGTAATGTAACTCAAGAGTTCCTTTGTTCATATCTAGATATTCAGGCACTAGACCACTAGCCATTACACAATCGCTAGATACGGCAACACTAAGAGACTGAGTATTAAAAGCATTTGTAGTAATAAAAGAAGTTCCATAATCAGTTCCGTCTACACCACTGGGGCTAGCATCTGTGTAATCTCCATCAAAACGATACAAAACTCTTGAAGGAGGATCTGTTATCGTTAATTCTTTATACTCTTTGATAGTAGTAGGTAGTCTTTCATTAAGATAGTAATCCCATAATTCACCTGACGTAGCTATGATAGTGGCATCTGGTAAAGCATTAACGTCATAAGGTCTATTAAATAGATTGGTAGGTATATCCGCCGAAGAAGTAAAGAAAAATACCCCATCAGATTTCTCAGGAACGTTAGTGTCAAGATTTATAGTATTCGAATAAGTCTTCTTTCTCGTTTTGTTATTTGTTATGTACGCTCTAGCTCTATCTCCGCCTTCAACGGCAATAAAGAAAGATCTAACATCGCCGGCAAATGGATCTTCTCCATCACTAGCATAAATTAGCTGAAGAATAGGATTATCAGATGTTCCAATGTTCTGATGGTGGATAGGCCATATAGGAGAGTTAATAAAATCTATAGAGATAAAATAAATAGTTCCGCCAGTTCCAACAACTACATAATTCCCATCGTTATGTCCAACTCCATGAAGATTAACAGATCCATTTACACCTGTAAGAACAGTCCAATTACCAGTTCCGTCTGGAGAACTCATTATGACGTTGCTATTAGCTGAAGTAACGAAAAGTCCAGAACCGTAATCAATTCCCTTAAATCCGTAACCAGCAACCGTTGCAGAATCCCAGCTATCTCCGTCCGAAGAGGTGATTATGGACCCTATTCCAACAAGTAAAAAGAAACCATCTGCATAAATACCATCATAATAATCTTGTTCCACAGGAGCTGACTTTGGAGTCCAGCTACTCCCGCCATCTGAAGAAACTGATAAATTCCCTTCTTGACTCCCAACTACCCATACGCCATTGCCATATGTGATACAAAGGCAATCCTGTGCAATTCCTACATTGTCGCTAGACCAACTAATTCCGCTATCTGACGATTTGTATACCTCGCCCGAAAACGAAGATGCTATCCAAAGACCACTGCCATAAGCAACGTCGAATATCCCACTTCTGTCACCAGCTCCGGCAGATTCGCTCCAATCAATTCCGTTCGACGAAGTTAGGATTATCCCACTATCTCCGCCTGCAACAAATATGCCGTTTGCGAAATGAATGCCATCAAAATCTTCACCCGATGTTCCGCTAGTTCTAGCTGTCCAGACTTTTCCATCTAAAGATGTTAATATGGTGTCATTATTTCCAACTGCCACCCAAAGACCTGCTCCATAAGTAACTTCATTCAAGTCTTCGCTCGTTCCGCTAGTCTGCGAAGAAGGTATTAAACCATTTTGCTCAATCCCAAAATGAGGACTTATAACTCCCGAATCAGAATCATATAGCAGAACTTTCCTTCCCGTTCCAGTATTAGACGAGAGGGTATCGTCAAAGGTTACAGGCTCTTCAAGGCCAAACATATCTCTGTAATCTTTCTCAAAATCTAACCCCGACTGAAGAGAAGTAGATACGCCCATAGGGGTAACTTCGAATTCTTCATCTGTAATATAATCTGTATAATAATCGTCTAAACCACTAGCTGGAATCCCGATAGAATCGTCGTTATCGTAAACGGCATAGATGAGAACCCCACTAGGACTAGTCGGTTCAAACAGATTTGCTATCTCATATATATTGTAATCACCGCTTACAGTCACATCTTGAGTGAATCGACCTACACTCTCAAAATTGGCAGGTGGACTATAGATGACCTTTGCTTGACCACTTGCGTCCGTCAAAGAATTGTCTAAGTTAGCAGAACCCACAGAAGGATCCAGTATCTCAAAGCCAACATTGACACCCTCGATAACTCGACCCTCAATATCTTTAACCGTCGCTACAAGGTTGCCTACAGATCCGCCAACCTCTGTCTGGTAGTCAGATCCAGTCTCGTAGCTTGCTTCAAGAATTATAGAGGCAGGCTCAGTATCGTTCATTGTGGCTAGAACGAATCCAGCGTCAAACGGATTGTGGATAGGATTAGTATCTGCATCATAAGCCGCTGTAAAATCTCTGCTCTTCTCAGGTTCATATTCAACTACCAATCCAGAAGTGTAACGCGAGATTACTTTCGATCCGGCTTCCGGCATGCATCCAGACCAGAATGCAACAACGCCCAACATGTCGTCAACCTTACATTCGTAAGGCCATTCCGCTTCGCCTACAGGTTCGTTAAATACTTGATTACTGTCTATTTTATTCCACCAGGTATAAGCGCCAGAAGAAACATAAGACATTATCTCTACCTGGCCAGAAGGATCTACTGGAGAATATCTGAAGTTATAAACTTCTTGAGTTCCGTCAGAGACACCGACTAACTCATAGCTGTCAAATTCGCCGGAAGCGGCAATAATATCTTGATAGCCTTGATCTACAAAAATGCGAGGAGTGGCACTATAATCATAATCGACAACAAATTCTTCTTGCCCCGAAGCCATATTGTGAAACGCGATAGTTCCGTCGTCGTTTAATGTATCGGCATCATCTTCGCCCGTGAATTCAACTTTCTTACGCAAGTTGATATCAATCTCATATTCTCTTTTGGTCTTATCGAAAACATATCGCCTAACATTAACCGGAACACCGGGCTTAGGTTTGTAGTCAAGGTTGATATATTGAACGCCACTCTGTGTCTGATTGTGGTAGAAATGCTCCAGTCTAAGATCGTCGCTGAATAGATACCATTCCGTATTTCTGTCATAAAAATGTCCGTGGTGTATCTTAGGAATCCACAACTCGTCATTCTCAACTACTGAATCTTCGACAGAAAGAAGAAGAAGATCGTTATTATCTCCAATGCCAGACTGCCAATAATCGTAGGTAAGCCAGGAAGAAACTGGATCCCAAACGACAGGAGCAGATTCAGTTGCATTCAGCTCTCTATCAGTAGGCCATACTTTTTTATCCCACTGCCAGCCCTGAACTAATTTGCCAGAACCAGGATGCTTTACGTCCGTATATCTTGATTGGAAACCTATAGATAAATCTTTAGATCCGCTGTAATAGATATGTAGGATAACGTCGTTGTCTACTGAATAATTACTCATCTATGGCCCAACTGAGATTCCCGTAATACTCAATAGTTCATTCACAAAATCTGCACCAAGTTCCTTGGGCGCTCCATTGATTGTATCCCCATCACTATCTGTAATCTGCTCAAACATTTTAGTCTTGAAGTCGTCAGACTGTAGGTTGTGTACAATCACTGGGCTTGCCCATACTTTAAAATCGTCATTTCTATATTTATATCTTATTGCCGATCCTGGAGAAGGACTTTCTGTAGTATAGATTATTCCATTTAAATAATCAATATAATATTGTCCAGCTCTTACAAGTTCTATTTGCGTATCAACTCTACTTACTAGATTAGAGCTAGAAACAGAAACAGAGTCAGAAAATAATTTATTATGATTTAAATTAATTACTGCGCCAGAGGTAGATAAATCCTCAGAGACAATAAGTTCAACAGAGCTTTGATCGTAAATCGTCATCGAACGTGTACTACTACTAACTCCGCTCTTAATACTTGCTGAAAAATAACCTGTTGCTTGAATAGAGGTAAGTAGTTCTGAATAATTATATGCTCCGTCATCATGGTCGTATCTGTCAATAGTTGCAGCTAACCCACTAGTGCTATCAGTATAGTCGCTATACACATAGCATTTCGTTTCCTCAAATATGATTGCCGGATTGCTCCCCAAAGAGTCTCCATCAGAGTCTAACACCGGAGTAATAGTCATAGCTTGAAACATATTTAGTCCAAGCTCTCTTGTGATAGCGTAAACCAATCCAAGACGATCTGAACCAGCTCTATGAACAAAGACATCAAAGAGACGCTGCTTATATGCGTCATTTTTTTCACCAGAAAGACGAACCAGATCTAGTAATAGACCCATGTTGTCCAACTCGTTATGGACTTGCCATTGCTCTGGAGTATAAGTTGCCATTATGTAATATCTACGCTATCGTAATCCTCTCTAAAATAAACTATCTTATCTTTATAATCTACTATCATCAAGTCTGTATGTAAATCGAATTTGTGGAATGAAGTACTTGTCTTTATCCATAACTGTTGATCTGAACTAAAGTCCAAACCGCTCATAGTCTCACCAGGCATATCAGAAGACAAGTCTATTGTAGTTAATGGAAGTTTATACTGAACGGGGACTATTACTTTATCGTACTGTACCACTCCGTCACTATATACAGCCTCAAGAGTAAATTTATATTCTCCGCGCTCGGAAGCGACAATCAATCTTTCTTCTTCTAATTGCCTACTGTAACTAGTGGGATAATTCCAGAAGTCCGAAGTAACCGAAACTGCTACGCCGTTAGACAGTCCATATTTTACTCCGTCAGGAGTTTCGTATGACAGTCGATACTTGTCAATTTTTTTCAGCAAACGAGTTTGAGTAGGGGTAATAGATATGTCTTCTCCGAACAATACATAGTCTTCACCAAGTTCTATTTTGACTTCAGGACCATTAGTTCTTTCTCTAACAAAGTCAACACCGCTCACCGTTGTTTCTTCCATGCTGTAACAGTATAATTTAGCGCTGTGGTCGATAACCCAACATCTATCTGTAAATGGCTGCACAGCTATATCTGCCGCACTGACATTGCTCTCGCTAGAGTCAAGAAGTTCCCATCTATTCTCTGGAGCCTTGTCAGAAAATCCAAACAAGAGATTCTGCCATTCGTCAGATATATAACCTATTCTATCTAGGGTGGAACCACGAGCAAATCCTCCAAGGTCCCAGAACTCATCAACTTTATTATCGTTTTCTGACCATCTAAGATTGTAGAAAGACCAATATGGACCAGCGTTAGTATCTCCAGATAAAATATCTACCTGAACTCCGCTCTCCATATTATAAATGTCGACACGAGTTATCTCTTCCCACTCTTTGAGAGTCTGTCTTTTCTCGTCCCAAGCATATGTAAGAGTCTCTGTTTCTTCGGTTCCTTTTCTTGTGGTACCGGTGAGAACAACTTGACCTCTATCAACTTCGCTATCGTCGTTAACTGAGACGTACTGAGTACCGCTACTTACTTCCACCCATAAATGTCCACCGCCCAAATGGTGAGCGAGTAAACCGCTGTATGGAAAATCATCTACAAATTGAGAAAGAAGCTTGTCAGTTTTATTTGACACAGTATCTGAAAGGGTTGTTCGAGTTGGTATGGCATTATACCAAAGATCTTCTAAGTCGTTGTTGTCCGCTAATGAAACAGAATATTCTACGCTACTAGAAGTTCCCACAACAGTAGGAGCAATCTCTATTGGATTTAAAGGATCTGAAGTATTAGTAGAAAAGGTAAACGAAGTAGGTAATTGAACCTTATAGACAAGGTCAATTTCATCAAGATTAACGGTAGAAAGATATTGGTTCCACTTCATTCTCTCTAAGTATTTGTCCATTTTATCAATGGGCAGGGATAGAGCATTAAAAAATTGAAAACCTATAGATTGATCGTTATTTCGGATCCTAGAATAAGTCGGATAATAATTTACTAACTCTTGAACACTTCTTCTCTTTGTCATTAACTCGCAATTGTAAACAAGATCGGACTGGTTCCGGCGTATTGATTCTCGACAATGACTCGTTCATCCTCTTCTGCGCTATAGTCGTTAAGGAGGATTCCTCGAATTTTATTGTCTTCAAGCTTTGTAGGTTTGTAGGTATAAATGTTTTCAAAAGGTTTAGTGGCGCTTCCAACATTTTTGATTTCGGAAGATGTAGCCATTACACGTTCAATCAGTTCATTCACGATCATATCTTCATCTATATCTAGACTGTTAATATAGTCTGTTACATTTGATGTCACAGCATTCAGTATATTAGTTTCTTCTGATGCTGTCATTCTTTTTTTGAGAGTTAGTTTACCAACAAGAGAGATTCCTACTTCAATAGGGGCTCTTACACTCGGCACTACACCATGCGCTACAACTTTAAGCACTGCTTCGTTCACTGCGCTAATGAGGCCAGTCGGAACAGTAGGAGTCACAGCTTTGATTAAGACATCAAAAGTTCCTATACCTCTGAAATATGGAATAATTACTAAATCTGCTACACCTGGAGTGTTTAGAACGGCTAGTCTAACTGATGTAAGATTGGCCTTTTCGGCACTAGTTACTTGTTTAGATATACGAAAACGATAATTGGTATCTATCTCTCCGTCCTCTCCTTTGATAACTTCTGAATCGTTAACGACTTTGAGAGAATCATCTGCACTGCCTGTATAGTTAGTGAAGTTATGATATTTTAATTGCCGCGCGCCAACATTGCTTCTTGTTCCAGGCTGAACTGCCTGTGCAGCAACATACACTTCAGAGAGAGAAGAAGACAAAATAACATTATAGGGAATCCTATATGTTACTCCCGTACCAGCAAGAGCTGTGCCTACACTTGTTCCAGAAGATAAAAGTATTGAATTGCCATTATTGACATCTCCAAATGTACCACTATCTACATAGAATCTTATTACCCTTTCAGAAGAAGAAACAGAAGCGGTCTCTTGACCAAGCTTCTCTATTCCCATCATGTCGCCAATAAATTCTAGATATTTTCCATCTGCGCCGACAAGAAGAGCTTGAGCGATATTCACGTCGAACTTCTGATACATCTTGCCGAGCTTACCAGAAAGAGCATTTACTATAGCTCGCGTCTTGCTACCAACAGAGGTTTTTGTAATGGGAGTATTGTCTATGACTTCAATAAGTAAATCGCCAAATATTTTATCTTTGGACTCTGAGAATAACGGCATTATGTTCTCCTAAAAATATGCTCTCTTTCTCTCTGGTCTTGAGGTTTAAACCAAACGCTATCTTCAACACTATCGTATATAACAGTTACAACGACTGGCTGTCCCAATTCAAGACTGTTCATATTGGTAGCCATAGCATTGACCTTAATAAATATAGCAACTTCGTGTATTCCGATAGGGGTAACTCGAACATCCAAATCTTCTGGACGAACTACGTTGTTAGAAATGAGAGAACTCTTTACTCTTTGCTCTATAGCTTTTCCAATCTCTCTCGTATTCGGCTCTCCTCTATAATCGCTGAGGGTCGTCGCAAAAGCAGGATTGGCTTTCCAGTCTCCTACTTCGCTCTTAATAATACTTTGAATTTCTTGAATTTTTGCCTGGATTAGATCCGCAGAGGTGTCTCCAAGGTCGCCGTCTTTACCTACTGTATAGTCTCCGTCATATGTGAATTCAAGATCTATAGAATCGTATAATGAAATTGCCGTTACCTCCAAACAATATTATACCACCAAAAAAGCCATTAAAAACGGAAGTGATAAAGCCACACTTGTAAACATTCCTATTGGAGGAATGGGCAGTTGAGAAGGGATAGGAGTAACAATAGTAGAAGGAACCATCTTCACAAAATCATTCATTCCTACAAAAAGACCTGCAGTTCTGATATTCTCACCAGTCGTAATAAAAGATACTGGACCACTTATATGGGTTCCCTTCTTGTCTATGGCGATAAAAGCACTCTTGGAACCAGCCATTATAGCAGTCTCTGGAGTGATCATAAAGCCAGCATCACTTTCTCTGCTCGCCTTCCAAATTTTGTAGTCCTTCTTACTTGCTCCCATTTATCCTCCTAAAGTAGGCCCGGGGAAAAAATCCTATAGGCACCTACAGCTACTTCATTCAGGTAAGGCGTCTTTCTAAGAAAGCTGTGATCTTCGTCCCCTATCACTTCAATTATAGCATTTCTTGGACTAAGTTTTCCTCTCCAATATATTCTAACAACTAAACCTTCTCTGAGTGCACCCCAAAGAAGATAAATCTCAGACAACGGAGTGGCCAGTGGCAAAAACGCATTAGAGATCTCGTTCCCTACCTTTCCGTCTGCCTCTAATTTTTTAACCTTTACCTGACCACTGTCATAGTTAACGGCACTTATGATCCCATAGGTAACTCTGTCCTGCTTGTCGGAAGGCTGCTGCGCTTGACGATTTGTTTCGTGCAAGGCTTGCTGTAGTTCGTTTTTAGGTGCGGAAGAATTATATCCTGGCATTATTCTGGTGGACTAATTATATCTCCTAATAAATAATTACTAATATCTCCTTGGGTATGACCGGCCCAACTATTAGGATGAAGTTTATCATAAACGTCATTAAGATACAATGGAGCAGTCCTTTCAGCTTCTTTGATCCATTTGCCAATCCTCTGAATAAAGCTGCCTCCAGTATGTCTGTTGGGAAGCCCTCCTATCATAGGTTTGTTTCCAAGAACTAACGGAGAGAATCTAAAAGGATGAGCAAGCTGAGTTCTCGTTATTAACTTTCTGAATATGAATATCCCGAGCATTCCGGTAATAGAGGACGCCCCTTTAACGCCTATAGCATTCTCGGAAGAATTAAAAAACATCCTGGCGATTGGGGCAAATGGAGCACTAAGCGGAGCTAACACACCCTGCGTTACTGCTGCGCCAACAGTGTCAATACTTCCCACTCCTACAGAAGCTTTAACTATAGAACCAAGACTCTGAAGACCTATTGATTTGAGACCCTGTTCTACTATCAATCCCATCGCATCTGCCGTAGCCATTGTAGAATGTTGATTAACGTGAACCATAAGATCAGGAGTTATCTCTGTTATAAATCCGTTCTTCTGACTAAATCGATGTATAACTTGCTCTACTTCTATCGGTCCATACATGTCGTTATATTCGTCAAAAATATAGACAACATCAAAAGGACGGATTTTAGGATTGCCAACAGAAACAATAGAGCCTGTATACGCTTCCTTTAAAGAGTTGAATAAAAGAGAAACGCAATAATTTTTTGCCATCTCATAACCTACACAATTAGGATACTGGGCAAATAGCTCTCTAACTTCTTCATCTGGAATAGCCGCATCTGCTTTCAGAGTGAAGGCCTTAGCATCATCAAAATTTAGTCGTGCTGTATCGTTGTCTACATAAGGAGAATCATCGCTATACTGTAGAGTTACGGTATTAAAAGTATTATGTGCCGAAGAAGAAATAGAATTGTGGAGAATATGCATAGAGCTTGTCAGAACATGATATGAACGAAATGGTTTTATAAAGCCCTTATCTAAGGCATAAATCTTTGCAATCTTCTTTACCCAAGCTTCCTGTTCTTTCTTGTCATTGGTCGTAACGGCATTCTCTAATTCTTCTGACGGGAGAGAGTCATTACCGACCATTCTCTCCTGTGCTCTTTGTTGTTCCTCTCCTTCAACTCCGTCTTTAACAATTTTCCTCATCTGCTCCATTACGTCTTCTTCAGAATGATCTGGATCTCTAGCGAAATAAAGCTGATCTGGCAATCCAAAAAACATTGTCATCCTAGGGCCATGTTTGCCTTGATAAGGAACTGGGCAAGCGATATAACTTGGATGTCTAAGAGTCATCTCTTGAAATACGTCCCATACAGTTGTGTGATATAGAGAATAAGTAGGAGTCGTTGAAAAATTGCCAAGAAATCTATCCATTAGACCAAGAACATTGCTTCCCTGCGGCGCAAAAATATTATCGTCTTGCGGCGAAGGTTGGAATTTCCACCGATTCTTAAGCAGACTGTATCCGGCATTCTTTCCAAATTCACCACCTTCCCATCTACCGAAATGTACAACCTCTGGTGAAGCAAGAAGCTGTTCAAGCATTGCAAAGGTTCTGCCATCTCCATCAAACCACCCACCGAACTCTTTTACTTCCCCATGGATCGACTGAATAAGTTCTATGGCAAAGCTCTGACAAACAATCTCTACCAAATCGGTACTCTCAGAAAATTGCACATCTGTTATTACGCCATTAAAAACAACGTCTAGCTCATCTGGATTATTGCTGTATCCCAAATTAAGTTGTACCTGTATGCCAGGCTGCAACATAAGAGAAGCGATCGGATTTTCTTTAGCTGTGTTCGTTGCAGAGCCTCCTTTTTCTACTGCAATATTTCCCTCTTCGTCAAGATTTTTAGTTGGATCAGCGGCAAAAGAAAACTTCCTATTACTAAGAACTCCAGATATATTTGTCATTCTAATTCTGCACAAATCTGCAGCAATCTTTCTACTTCTAATTACTTCTATCTCTTGAATCGCACTATATGAAAAGAAATCATCAAAGGCAAATTTCTTTCTTTCGCCCAAATCGCTTTCAATAAAATAAAGCTTGAAGGTAGGATAGGCGCGTTTCATGCCATACCCTTGTCCGCTCTTCAATTCTTTTTCGAATTGTTCAATACTCTTCGTAAATAGGCTTTCGTTATTTGGATCAAGGCCAGCTATAGGTCCTTGAGATTTAGTTGTTTCTCCTTTGAGAATCGGTAAAGGATCTGTATGTTGACCATCTTTTTCCATTTGAAAATGGAGATGAGGTCCTGTTGAATAACCAGTAGTGCCCATATGTCCTATTAATTTGCCGACTTCTACCGTAAGAGCCCTATTAACGCCATCGTCAGAAATTCCTAAATCGGCAGAACGATATAAAATACTAGCCCAACCCTGAGTAATTTCGTCCCACATTAGATGAGAATATTTAGTAATCCATCCGTTAGCATGCTGTATTACTAAAGTCACTCCCTTTGCATCTGCTCTCGCTTGCTGCGCGATTTCTAAAGTTGGATGAAATATAACTTTGCCATAATCACTTATTTTTATAATCCGTCCAGAGGCAGATGCCAATATCTCACTACCTCTACTGTCTCTCCAATTATCTGCAGCAAGATCTAGTCCTTTATGAAAGGAAGGCTTCTTTTCGCCCTGTTTTTTTGCAACAGGATCGTCTCTCTTCCCATACCTAGATGTAATCCTACGGACAGTAGAACGGGTGGGCCACTTAAAACTAGGATCCTTGCCAGAATCATGATCGGCAGGATTCTCATATTCACTAGGTGGCAAAAAAGACAATACTTCATTCGTTTCAAATCTATGCTGTACGGCAGCCGCATTAGAAGGAGGAGATACATTACTCTCTATTGAATTTCTATAATTGGTGTTAAGGTTGTTGTCTTGATTATCTCCATCGCCGGGCTGGATAGATACAAGCTCAATAGGCTTTTCAGCCTCATAAGAAGCACAGCCTAAAGAGCCAACCAGCTGATTAGGAGCCATAGCGTTATCTTTGAAAGAGCTATCTTTCTTTGAGATATAATCGTCTACCGCTCCGTTATCTGCTTCGCCATCTTTTTCGTCTGCTTTAGATTGTCTTTCTATTAAATCTTTGTTCTCTCTCGAAAACATGCCCGTCAATAAACTAGATTTCTCTAGACCGAGTATATCCTTCTCGTACACATTCTTAAACCAGTCACCCTCTACTTGCTCTTGTGTCTCTTTTGCTTCAATAATGGCATCCTTTGCATCGTTCATAGCTTCGATAGGAATGAGATTATCTACAACATCATTTTGCGGCTCAAAGAAATAAAAATCAGGATCAATGAAAGCAGCTATTCCAACGTTCTTTAGAGCTAGTCCAGATTCCTCATACAAGCCATTCAATTTGTTATATGCGTTCTTAGACAGATCGTCAGAGCTTGCCTGAAGCGTAGAAAGAACATCCCTAATGGGAAAGTCAGGATAATTATCTGCGCCGGCAGAAAGACCAGTCTTATTCATTGACTCTCTAACCTCTTTGAACTGGGGAAGATCTCGTAAACTCTTAGTATTTAAAATTTTATCAAGGAATTTCTGCGTAAAAACTGCCCATTCCTGAAAGCTATTATTGATAAGAGCATTTAATCTAATGTTGTCTTCAGTTCCAATCCCTTCTACGATATCTTCAACGCTTGTATCTCGAAATTGTCCCATCCCTATACTTCCAAGAAGAGCTTGTTCTTCTTGTCCTTGATTATATGCGTCTATAATTTTTTCGCTTTTAACCTGAGTATCTCCAAGGTTATGTTCTGATACATAAGATTTTCCATAAAAATCACTTCTAAATGTATTAATATATCCTTGTCCTTTCGCTCTTCTAATAGAGTTGTATATTTCTGTTAAATCTTCGTTAACTCTCTCTATACTTATTAAATCTTTATTCTTTAAAAGTAAAAGATCTGCCACTATTTCTTTAGCTAAAACTGAATTATTCCAAGGTCCAATTAAATTTCCTAAATTGAGAACTAATTTTTTAACAAAATTCGCAAGATTTTCCGCATACTCGGAACAAAGTTTTGCAAACCGTGCATTTCTACCGTTGTTTTCAGGACCAGAATATTCATAATATTTTAAGGGAGAAAGAGCAACTCCAAATGCTTGCTTCCCAGATTCCTGAATTTCGATCTTTTCATGAGTTGTTTTATAGTTTAGACCTAAAAAGAAATGTTCTGTAGCTCCTTGTATTTCATATAGTTTATCTGGATAAAATTTAATATTTTTTTCTATAATCTCTGCAATCTTTGACCTTAAATCCTGACCGCTTGTAAAAGATCCACTAGCTTGAAAATTCTCCCTAGTGTACTCTGTCAAAGGATTATCTACGAGAACAAGGGCACCCTGATAACTGCCAGGTTCTCCCTCTATGTTCTCAACAACGAAACTCTCTGCAAGGAACCCTTCGAGTCCACACATGTTAACTATGTCATTTTCAATCTTGATGTTTCTGTGTCCGGCGGGAATATTCCTATATTTTAAAGATTGATCTTCCACCGCAGAATAGAAAGAAGAAAGCTTCTCTATAGCGCTTTCCATAGTTGTAGCAAAAGAAATAACTACTTCAGCGTCTATACTTCCTATATGTTGAAAAGATGGGAATGGATGTCCCATTAGAGGAAGCATTGCAAGGATATTCTCAAAAGAAATAGATATACTTTGTATGACTAATCCTGTGTCGTTGAAGTCTAAACTTACCCCGCGAGAAAGAAGAATGGTATCTTCCTTATCATATTTGTCTTTACCGTCTGGATTCTTCTGAAGAGAAGGAGAACCTTTGAAAGAAACGGCACTACCATTTATTTGAACAACGGTCCACTCAGTCATATATTCGTATTTAGAACTAGATAGTTGATTAGTTAAAACGTTCCTAAATTTGCTCAATACTTGAGTCGCAGGCATATCGTCAAGCATAGAGGTCATATCACCGACTAATTCTCTAACGTTTGTCTCTGCCCATCTCTTGTCGGCGACTTCTTTAGAGAGCATATCTCGAATGCCTTTTATATCCTGATTCTCTTTCCCTTCAGCGCCAGTCATTAAAGAGGCTAGATTAGAGCGAATACTCTTAATAATCTCAATTTCTTTTTCTAGTTGTTCGTATTTTCTTATTGTAATAGAACCAAATTGTTTGAAACGAGCGGTCAATCCAGTCTGCAAACTTCCGACATCTCTGTATCCGAAATCGCTAGTGCGAAACGCCCTTCTCTGCTCCGCATGATAAAGCATTTTCCAAGCCTTAGAATCTGCTGGATTGAAAACTGGCTTAGGTTCCCATATATGAGATTTGAATGCAAAGTCTCTTGTGAATGGGAAATAATTAAACCAACAAAAATGAAAATTAACAGTAATTACATTTGTGTCTTGATTGTCTTTAACGATCTCTATCTGTTTAACTGCTATAGCCATATTCTGAATATTGTTACTTCCAAGAATAGACTTTCTAAGGAATTGATTTTCGATAAAACAGAAAGGAGTTACGCGGATTTGAGAGATAATATTGCGCAACTTAGAAAGCCCATTTGTTAGATCTCCTATTTTATTCCCTGGAGATGGATTGTCTGTGAATTCCGCAGTTACATAGATGTCAAGAGTGGAGTAGCCAGACTTAGATTTGACAGATGAACGAGTCCTAAGCGTCTGCCACTTGTGATTAAATGAACGTCTATCTATTCTTATATTTTTGGGAGGAATATCAAGAATTATGTCATTGATCTGGAATGAACTCATCTACCTCAAAACTCTATTTGCTATTGTTGACGGACTTAAGCTATTACTATTATCTCTTACATTTACGTTAATTCTATCAGCTCCTGTAGCAGCTCCTAACCTACTTGTAAAATCTCTACTCATTTGCTTAGTCGTTACGCGCGCAGAAACATTCGTTGCTTGGCCAGGGTTAACGCGAACTGTAGGAGTATACATTCTTGACGGAGGAGAAGGACTGCCTACTGCTTGGCCAGGAGGCATTACGTCTTCTGGTTTCATTTGAGAACCAGCCTTATTCACCCTCATCATAGGTCTAGAATCTGGTATCATCACTGAGCCAGGACCTACAAGGCTGTCTGGCTTACTTAATGCTGCGGCTATAGCAAGAGAACCAGCAAAGCCGAAACCAACAGCTTTCTTATGTTTCAGAACTCCCAATCCCGCCGAAGCAAGAAAATTCTTCGCAGTCATGGCAGCTTTAGAAACATTAGCTCCCAACCCAGTTGCTACACCTCCTGTATAGGCTAGATATTTTCCGAGTTGCTCAACGGTAGGAGCCATTCTGCCCTGCGCCATACGGGCCATTTTGTCCATTCCTGTAGCTTCAGAGATTTCGAGAGCAGATATAATATCCTGTGATGCCTGCCTCACATTAGGAGCAGGAAGAACGTTGCTCATTTTTATTCCATAATGTTTTTCAACATCTTTTATTATTGCAGATCCTGGATCTATTGTCACTCCTTCAGTTAGATATCTCCCCGCAAGAGATCCTTCGTCCATAGCTCCCATAATGGTGCTTTCAAGCCTAGCGGCATTTTTATCCCGTAAACTTGACTGAAGAGTTTTGAAATAGTTTTCCATCTGATATTCAAGAACTTCTCTTTGGCCATGGTGTTTACCTGCAATAGCCATCTGTTCTCCGTGCTGAAGTACGAACAAAGCATCTGCCGTCCTTTGTTTAGATAGTCCCGATTCTACTATCGCCTTTCTTGCCATCGAGATGTCGGTAGATACCAAAGGAGTCCACTTCTGAGCAGTACCTAGTTTCATAGCGTCGGCAACCATTCCTTGTCGAGTCGTCAACTCTCCTAAAGCGACCGTTCCAGATCTTGCTTTAATGATCTGAGTCCTAATAGAGTGTTGTACCTGCGCTTGAGTATATATGTTATCTTGATATAAAAGTTGCTCTCCAATTTTTTCGCCAATCTTAGGCTTCATGAAAGCTGCGGCGATAATATCTGCATCAAAGTCGGCCAACATACCTGCTGCAGGAGATAGAGTAAGGGCCGCTTCTTTCCCTCCAGATTTGAGAGAGGTGGCAAAAGAAGGTAAAGATATAATCGGTTCAGTAATTCCTTCTATCGCTCTGATATTTACCCCCTGAATAGATCCAGCGGCCGTAAAAGGGTGTCTCATAAGTATCCCGGGAGACCCAGATCCTAAAAATTGCTTCTCTATCTTTGTAACTTCAGCCCTAGAATAAACTCCGGTATCTACCAACTCTTCAAGCATTTGCCTTCCATGCCCTATCGGGATCCCGACCTCTGCAGCGTGTGCCGGAGTAAATCCCTTTACCTTTGTCAACCCGGTAAAAAATCTTGAACCAAGAATCTTTCTCTTCTTGCCGAATAAAGCTCCTGCGCCTTCGCCATATGGCGCCTGTTGTTTTTGAATTCCTCCTATGAAGTCTCTAATAGCTACATCTGCATCAAGTAAGTCAGCGCTCTTCTCGGCAGATAGTTGTCTTGCTAGAGTATGATAAATACCAGCTACATCTCCTTTTACAGTATCTCCTGCAGCGGTCATATAAGGCTTTAATATATCTCCGCCGGGAATAAAAACTTCTCTCTTCCCAGCCTTTAGCCATCCACCTTCTTTACCGCCTGCCTCTAACCAAGCTTGAAATCCTGCTGAGTCATATCCTTTAACTCCAATATCCCACATACGAGCACCCTTCCCAGGAGAAGCCATGCCTTCAACAGATTGTAACGTTTTGGTCAGGGCATCATATGTAGCGGTAGCTCTTGGGTCCGTCATGGCAGCTCTCCGAGCAAAGTCCTCTGCAATCTCTTCTCCAAGTGCTCCATGTTGTCCCGCGCGCAAAAGATCAAATGCTCTAGATTCTATAGATCCTAACTTTCCAGCACCAGTTCTTTCCATTGTCTCGCCAAACATAGACTGAGATATACCCAGAGATAATCCCTCAGTTCCAAGCAAAGCGTCAAATTGATGCACTGAAATACCTGCTTCTTTCATAGCAAATCGCTTCACGCCTTTGATAAAACCTTCACCTTCACCATATTTTCCAGCTATATAAGAGGCAAACACATTTGGATTTCGCATAAACGAAGCGAGTTTACCGTTGCGACGAATGGCATCTTCCGTTCTCGTCCCTTCGATCATATCCCAAAGACCAGTGATAATCTGGTTGTTTCTGTTGGCCATCTTTAATTTATTAGCAGAAGCTATCTGCAAAGGTTCTCCAGTCGCCATAGCGTCCAAAAATGGCCGACGTTGCTCCGGAGACATTCCTGCAGTTAAATCCCATACCGACTGTCTAACATCTGCCGGATCTGCAAATTTCATCATCGCTTTGAGACCACCAAAAGCACCAAAGATCTTTTGAGCTATACCAGGTCTATGAGTCTGTAAATAATAAAGAGATTTTAAATCTCCCTTACCGACAGTAGAAAACCCTTCAACTCCCAACAACTTCATATTGCTTTCATAAGCAACGCCTTTGCCTTCCGGCGTCCAACCAAGCATCTCACCTGGTGTAAAAGTTGCGCCTTTAGCGATACGCTCTTCTACGCCTTCAACAAATGTCTTAAAATGTACTGGATCAGGCATTCTAAATGCTTCAAGCATTCTTCTTGTCTGAGGAGTTCCTGTAATAATACTTTCGCCTTCTCCCAGCCCTAGCTTCTGAAGTTGGGTGGCGTATTTTTCTGGATCTACATAGAGAGTTCTTATATGTGGTGCAGCATAGGCTCCAAAATCTTTACGCCAACCTTGTGTTTCAAATATGGACCATTTAGATCCCTGATTCATAAACTCTTCAACGGCAGCAGGAGTCATTCTCCATTCTCTAGCTGCTTGCATGGGCCTATTACCAAAAGAGGCGACTTCTGGAGTTGGAGACCAAGCTCTTGGATCAAGAGTGGATAGCCTCCATTTGGATAGATTCTTAGGACTCGTAGAAGGATATAGTCCACCTTGTTCCATAATACGAGCCCCTTCTCGACTCGTAGGTTCTCTAAATATATCTCCTTCAAGAATACGAACGTCTACAGCTTGTCCGCGAATATTTAATTCACTCTTTCTAGCAGCGTTTTTTATACTAGATGGAAGATTAGGGACATGCGGCATAGCAAATATATCTCTCTCATATACTGATTTCAATACTTTTTGAATATCAAAGGCGGATTTATATTCGCCCGCAGCAAGACTTGGTAATATCGTCTGTTCTATATCTTTAAGATAATACTGAGTCCTCGTCATCTTCTCTAACAGATTGCCACGAGGATCAAAAATATGTGCTCCAACAGCTACCCTCTTCGAAGACTGGGTAAGGCCTTCTACTAATGCTCCTTTCTGAGACATCGGAATAGTCACGTCAAATTTATGTTTCCCATATCTGAAAGGCATCTTGTATGTCCCAAAACCTTCTTGTTGCCAACCTTTACGAGTATAATATTTGACCTCTCCAGCAGCAGTAACGCCTGTATCTTTAGTAAACTCTTTATGAAATGCCTGTAATTCAGCAGGTAATTCATTGATGGCTTTATTCATTGCGCGCGGAAAAGAAAGATTTTCTACTCTCTCAACTGTAGGCATCTTGCCGATTACCTCCATATGTTTACCAAGTAGTCCTACATTCTTTTTAAACTTTCGATAAGCAGACGCCATAAATAGAGAGTTATTACGCTGAAGTGTTTGCTTTATAGATGTGTAGACTTTGTTGGCAGGCATAGTTTTTATATCGCCGGCGAATGAAAGAACTTCCCCTGCTAATGGATCTGTAGATTGTATAGCTTCTATCCATGCCCTTCTAGCTATCTCTGCACCTTCTTTAGTCCTGAAAACACCAGCCATCTCATTCATTAAGCTCATATCTATAGCCGAAACAGCTTCTCTTGGCGCGGCAGATACAGCTTTATTCAGGAATGAAGAGCCCATACTTGGAGGAACAAAAGCACCAGCCTTAGCTGCTTGATGAATAGCGAAACCAGAACCAGCAACAAAAGGAGATGCTACTAATAAATCTTTCAAAAAGTTCCTATCGTCAGGCACTTAACACCTTCCTTATGGCTTCAACAGCCTCATCGGTCTTATCTTCTTCAACTTCTATATCTACGGACGTTCCACTTCCAGATCGAGAAGTAATGAACGAACTACTATTCTCCATCTTATCAACAAAAAACAATTCGTTAAGTCTACCCTGTACATCTTCTCTAGAGAGCTTTTCAGACTCAAGCAGAGGTTGGATAGCCTCTTCGTCTATAAACTCTTTGTAGGGCAATTCTGCGCCTCTGGAGGGCCATAAATTAAGCTCGATAGGATCTCCTCCAATCTCCTGGACAAGTTTGAGTTTAACATCTTCTAAATCAACTGAAGGATGAAAGCCCGCCCAATCCGCCCCGGGAATAGAAGGAACCTGAGAAAGTAACTTGGTTCTTCTATACCAATCAGGGTAACTCTCTCCTTTAAGCTTTGTAGCTACATATTCTGCAAATAGATCTTTGCTTGTAGGGAGTCCTTCTGTTCGAGCCTCGTCGTAAACTTGATCTATCTCTTCTTCTGCTTCTGCCTCTTGCTCTTCTGTGAGTACTCCTTCTTTGATTGCGGTTTTGAGATCTTGAGCATGAACCATCTTCCACCGCGCAAGATAAAGAGACTTTTCATTCTCTGGCACCATCTCTAAGATGCGCGCCCTCTCTTCATATGACTCGGCACCTTCAAATGCTTGAAAGTAATCTCTTTCTCTTCTCGGGAGTGAGCGATAAATAGATGTATAATTTCTAGTATAAGGACTAACTCCGAATAACGTTTCGTTCTTCTTTGCTTCGAATTCTTTGACCGCAGCAGTATCATCAGCCATCTGTGCCATATTAGATAACCTTGCATATTTGGTATACTTGAGAATATCAAAATATTCCTCTATATTTCTGAGATGTTCGGAATGTTCAGGAACGCCTTCGGCACCAAGGGCTCGTCCCATTAATCTTCCGAATGGTTTAGCAAAGTGTTCAAGAGGGTGTGTCCAGAAAGCACTTGGAGTTCCGTAGAGAACATCCCTCTCATATGCTTCGATAGCAGTTCTAGTATGAACTAGTTTGCCGCCAGGAGATACAGGAGTCAACTGATCAAAAGCAGTCTCTGCGTTGTGAGCAAGTAGCTCCCAATAGCCACCAAATAATCTATCGGATAAAGAAGTCTCCTTTGCTCCAGAAGCTTTCCATTCATTCATCGCAATCATCAAGTCAGAACTTTCCTGCCGCGCGGGAGAAAAAATATCGCCCATTGGTGACAGATGTTTATATTCTTGAAATTCTATTCTCTGTTTTTTGGATTTAACCTGCTCAAGAGTAGTCTGATATATATCTTCCTCTTGTTCGGACCAATCTCCCCTTGTTCTCTTCCCTCTTATCTTAGAATAAGTTCTCTTATATTTGTCTGTATATGGAGCCACATCGGCTAATATTTTATATTGATGAATAAGGGGATAGTCCGCAGGGTCTACGCCTTCTAGCTCTGGATGGAGAGCAGCATATCCAACACCAGGAAGACGTATTTCTCCCATTTGTACTTTGGTAAATGGATCGCCATATTGAATATTAGGTCCTCTTTCTCCAGGCCCTGGCAACCATTCAGGCATTAAATTTCTAATAGGATTCTGAAGTTCAATCTGTCTTCTTCTATGAGGATACAAACGCCTCCAGGCTTCACTTAGTCCTGCAAGGCCGCCTAACTCCCTATCCCAATATTCTCTTTCGTAACTAGCTATCCTGCTTGCGCTTTCCAATTGAGACATCTGGTCAAACCAATCCTGACTACCTGTGAGTTTTTCCTTTATTGCCGAAGAAATAAAACCAGTCAAACCAGGTAATTCAGTTCCTAGTCTATATATCTGCTCACCAGCCATTTCGGCTAATCCTGGAGCAATAGGAACTCCACCAGGCTCTTGTCCTATCTCTGTAGCTACCCTTCCTCCAAACCCAGGAGCAGGAAGTTTGACTCCTCTATCAGAGAAAAACTCATCAATGTGCATATATAATTGTGGCTTAATCCATCTGCCTACAGTCTGAGATAATAAAGGTCCAATAAACGGTACATCTTCAAAAGGTAAACCAGTAGTCGGATAGGGTCTATCCTCATAATGTTCTCTTTCTAGTTCGTAAGTAAATTGACTCTTCCACCATTTAGATACTGGACTTAATTCTTCATCTTCTCCCCAGATAGATTTTTCTTTCCCGCGCAACCTAAGCATTGCATAAGTATGTGGACGATAATATCGAATACGGGTACCCTCGTACGGCTGACGGCCAAGTTCCCACCAACGACTTTTACGTATTGGAACTTCCTGTTCTCCTGAGTAGATACGTCTCAATTCTTCTGGAGATTGTTCCGGAATTAACGCACCAGGAATAAAGGGGGCGATGAGAGCCAAGCCAGCAAGAGCACCTGCTCCAATTAGCGCTTTGCTAGGAGTCATTCTGCTCAGTAATTTATTGGTTCCAGCATTCTCAAAGAATTTCCCCATCTTGGCCCAAGACTCAAACTGCCCATCCAATCTTTGTCGCGCCAAGGAAGAAGATATTCCTTCAGATATTTGAAGGGCGGCCATCTTCCAAGTCTTATATCCGTAGATTCCAACGCCAATACCCATAGCTCCCATAGCTGGGAAGGCTGCAAGTTTCAGTAAGTCAGTGCTGCCTGGAGCCACTTCTTTTTGTTTCCGTACAAATTCTTGAAGTCCGGTCACTTCAGCAATCTCTGCCGCTTTGACATGCGCCGCTACAGGAATGGTTGCCAATCCATAGGTAAGGCCATGTTCGAACAGGGTTCCCTCAGTTGCTTCGCTGGTACGCGCTGCCCAATCAAGAGTTCCATACCCAAGAGCAAGAGCGCCTAATCCAAGTCCATACTTTCCAGATAGCCTAGCTAACATCTCAAGACCACCCGCCTCTTTAACTGCAAGATACTTGCCAACAGAGGGCATAAAACGACCAATACCGGGTATCTTACTAGGAGAGTCGGCAGTCATTCTGAGTAATCTATTAAACCTCTGTATTTGCTCAGTCCCAAGAGCGCCTAACTTTCTACCCCAGTGTTCTGTTAGAGTTTTTCCGCCTATTATCTGGGCAGCATATCCTTCACCAAGCTGAGGGTTAACTATAATTTGTTTGCCCCACTTGAATTCAGGAGAAGCAAAGAAACGATCAAAAGGAATGGATCCTTTTAATCCAAGTCTACGCGCATAAGCTCCGCCGATATGGGATCTTTCTCCAACTCCAGGAGACGTAATAGCTGAAGCATATTTAAGGGCTACATCCCCGCCGCCCCAATAAAGGCTACCTCCTTTGAGAGATACTCCTTCCTGAAGCAATCTCTGGTATGTAAAGGAACCAGGCTTCTCACCTATAATACGGGCAAGATATTCGGCGTATTGCTTATTCTTACCTAATAATTCTGGACCAACAACTAATTCGGCTTTTCTTACAGCTGTTTCAAATGGGCTAAATATATGACTTAATTGGAATGTTCTAAACGCTTTAACGGGAGAGTATTCTTCAAGTGCTCTCAAGCCAGCGACATAGTAATCCCATACATGCTTGCCCTTTCTTCCGGCAGGCATATACCCTAACGCCCCAATTGCTCCAAGAGTGGCAGCAAAACCAGCTACGCCACCAACTTGTGATCCGATTGGTCGGGTTAATTTTTGGGGTTCAGTTGTCCAGTAATCAGGTTGGCTGGTTGGATCTGTTAAAGATGGGCCGTAATAAGACCGTGCAGAATTGAATACAAATTGATTAGCCACACTATTTCTTCTTGAGTTGCTCCTTTAGTCTTTGCCTGTTCCTCTCAATCCTTTCTTCTGCTTCCTTCATTCTTTCATCGAAGGGTTTAATTTTAGCTTTCTCGCCTCTCTTTAGAGCTTCAAGTTGACTCTTGTACATTGTCTTTGCATCACTAATCATTTGCCTTTCTTCTAAGCTTTCAGCCATAGGATCGGTGTCTAGATTGTGTACCAGTTCATTTAATGATATCACAGTATTCCCGTCTTCGTCAGTCTCCTTCCCGAAATCAGGAATTGCTTCTTCTTCCATATATGGTTGATTAAGAGACTTTTCTCCCGCCGTTTGTCTGCTTCTCGCATTCCAATCTCTTGGTTCTTCTTGTACTTCAAACTCTCTCCTTAATTTAGATAAGTCAACCTTGGGCTTTCTTCTCTGTTTCTGTTCCGCCCGCTCGTCAAAAAATCCAATAGGCTCTTTGAGGACTCCCAATTCTAGAAGTTTCCGCTCCGCTAGAGCAAGTCTATCCATTAGGGTATATATATCCATTGAATATATATCATCAGGGGTGTAAGCTGAGAAAGCTTGAGTTATCAAAGAAATAGCTTGATGGACAATATTATCTACATTATATCGCGCGAGGTTTAAAAAATATTCGAATTCTTCTGAGTTTTGAGGGGCGGAGCTTCTAAGGATTAGATCCGCGACGAATGATACAGTACCTGCTTTTTGCTTATCTATATTCTCTACAAATACTTCATCTTTAACACACTTACAAAAGATCTCATTTTCTAATACCGCCGGGGCAATAAGATTTCTTTGGATTGCTTGAGCATAATGAAAATACTCACCTACAGATAAAAGTACACAGGGAACAATAGTTCCGTCTGGTACTTCTAATATAAAAACTGGACCGTAGGCTTGACGGTAATCAGAAAGAGATAGCAAATTTCCTTACAGTTTCATTACGAGCATAGAAGCCATAGCAGGGTTCATAAAGTTGGATTGCATTAGTATTTGCTCAGAAAGGGTAGGAATACTGCCTCCTTTTCTTTCAAAAATAGATTTGTCCGACGCCCAAAGTAGGCAAGCATCAACTACTCCTCCCTCGAAATCAAGCTCCTGCCCTTCTTGTTGCCCGGCGAGTTGGGCTTTCTTCTGAAGCTCTAGGTAGTCTGCACGAGAAATAGGGTGCCAGATAAATAGTTCTTCTTCGGAAAATCCAGAAGTAAAGATTTCTCCGAATTGCTCTTTCCATTTCTCGATATCTGTCTCAGAAGGAGAATCAGCATGTCCCTTTAGAAACCCTTTAAGATCGGGAGCCTCAGGAGCTTGTTGCTCAACGGTATTCGTCTCTGTATCTGTCATAGATACCTCCTTGTTCGTCTGCTGTATATATTACTAGATTGTCACCGGATTGGCAACTATAAATATCTTTAAACTCTTGTCTTCGCGAAAAAACTATAAGATTCTTGTACCGGATTTCCATCTATTTCTATTCGTTGCGCAGTTCCCACTATATACACATCTTCTAATTTTATTATTGTATGGTTAGCTCTATTATCTCCTGCAAAATCTCCATAAGAAATAAAAATATCAAAAGGATTAAGATCTACGTCATCTGCACGTCTATTCTCGTTCAGTAATTGTTCTTCAGAAGGACCCCAAACTTTATCTTCAAAGTTTTCAAATAAACCCTCTGCTCTACCTACGCTATTTTCAGAAAGAGCCGCTCGTGCACGAGTACGAGAAGAAAAACCAGTTAAAGAAGCATAGCTATCTGCAAGAGCTTCTATATTCTTAGTCCTTTCATCAGGCTCTATTTCTGCGTTAATCATTCTCTCTATATTCCTGCTAACTTGATTTCCCGAACTTGTCCAGGGATTATCGTCTAAAGGACCTTCCAGTCCTTTAATAAGCTTTTTATATCTAGCAAGAATTAGCCAGAGATAACCTGCTTCTTTAAAGTTGATAGAGAACTGACCCTGAACTATTATCTGCCCTTTAGATACTTGGCGGAAGAATTGATCTGCGTATCCATAAAGAGGTCGTCTATTCTGTTGAACTGTGAAGTTGAGAGAGGTAACTTCATCTACAAGCACATCTCCTATAAATAAAGCTACCTGAGAAGAGGAGAAATATTCTACGTTATATACGCCTGGTTTAATGCCGTCAAAAGTAGTTTCGTCAGCCATTATCTATTAAGGAGAGATCTACGCACTCCTAACCTCTGAAGATAATCGTCATAATTTGCCTTATTTGTAAAGAGGAGTTTAGATCCGTCTGTAGGCAAACCTTCGTCATTAAAATGCATTCCTCTCTGATCTCGTTGTAATCCTATATTGCCCATGGACACCATAGGATCTACATCCCGCGCAACAAAATTAATTATTTCTTCTGTAAGAAGATCTTCAACAGAAAGAGTATATCCATCGTTCATAAATTCTACACCATAAATAGCCGCTTTAGAAAGACTGCCATACTCATTTGCAAATATAATAGTTAAATCGATTGGAGGTAGTTGATCTGCAAGAAGAGAAGATACTTGAGAGTCTACAGAGTATTTTGGATCTCCATACTTGTTCGCAGTGCTCCCCATAGCTCTTATTAATTGAGCAAGAGCATGTTCGTTAAACATAGTAAAAATCATACTTCCCGCGATCGTACGATGCGTTCTTGTCCATCCTTTTACGTTAGCCATCCCAAAGGCCCTAACTGGATTCTTCTGCCTGTGAGACTGGATAGATATAGTCTGAAGTGTAGCAAGGACGAGAGTAGAAGACGCACTTTTTTGTAAGTCGTTTAGCTTCTTCAATTTAGAAGTTATACCATCCCTGATACTCGTCAAATATAGGATATCGTCTTCCATCGCCTTGATGGTTTTTTCCCCCGTTGTATCATTTTGCCAGCTGTTAAAGTACGTACTGAACCCAGACGCTCCGGGGTCAGACATAGAGCTAAATCCTCCACCCTTTAAAAAGAAATCTAAACCAAGAACTCCATTCTCAGCAATCTCGGCCAATAACCCAGGAAATCCTCCGCCACTACTTTTTCCAGTGAAAGAAATTAGTCCATCTATTAATCCATTTAAATCTCTTTCTTGATTATTTAGATAGTCAAACTCTATATTAGATGTTACTTCTCCATACATATGGGCAACAACTTTTATATCCGCGCCGGAATAGGAACTTCCTAACCAATTAATCTTAAGAGACTGATCCTCTCTGCCAGGGAGAGTACTCTCAAGATCTGCCACCTCTACAGTATTAGCCTCAACCTGATTGATGTCCGACTCTTGTTCGTTAGGATAATTCTCGTTAGCCACTCACATCTCTCCAAAAAAAATAGGCAGGGCCAGTAAGTACCAACCCTGCCTTATATTCTATCACAAAGCTCTATTAACTTTCAGCTGAAAGGTTAACTTTACCAACTGGTCTCCAAGGAACTAGAGTTCTTGCTACATAAGTATTCTGCATTTCTGAAACAATATCGTCAATAGAAACGCCGTAACCTTCATTGAGTAATTCTATACCGAATATACGCATGACGGCAAGTGAACCGTATTCATTTGCCGCAGCGAGAGTAACGTCGAATGGAGGGATTTGATCAGAGAACCAAGGAGCAGCAGGAACTTGATCACTATCAACGGCAGTAATATTAGTCTCTGCTACCTGCACAGAAGCCGCAGCTGCTGCAGGGTTAGCAAGCGTAACTGAAGATAAGTCTTTGGTTACGTCAGCAGAAGGTCTAACATCGTCAATATCTGACAAGAAGAGCAGACGCTGATTAGCTTCAGGTTGCTGATCTCCAAAAGTAGAAAGAAGAGCATGTCTATCGAACATGATAAAGATAAGAGTTCCAGCAATTCCTCTCTTACCGCGTGAGAATGCCCGAGGATCAGCAGAGCCCATTGTATAAATAGGTGCTTTCTCTCGACTAACACTATACGAAATAGCTTGGAGTTCTGCAATTACCTGGTTGCCAAAGACACCCTTGATATCAACTCCAGAAAAACTGTTATAACCTTTTGCAAATAGAGAAGTCTGAGCCATTTATCTATTCCTCCTTATACCGCAGCCAGTCCGACTGTAACGACGATTTCTCTCAACTCGAATGCGGGAACAAGCTTAAGCTGAACAAACGCCTGACCTAGAACACGTTGAGCTGGAGTAGCGGTAACTCTCACCTCATATCTCTGCAAGTCTTGATTCGTAACACGTTGTTTGCATTTGTTGTCACAAGCAGTTTCAAGAGCTGCAAGTTTAATGCCTGTGATGCCTTCTCCTAAGAAAGGTTCGCCTACTTCGCGAATGTCGTCAATAACTGCCTTTACAATGCGAACAGTAGAGAGTCTACGATAGTCGCTGTCCGGACGTGCGGCAGTAGGAGCGTCACTTACAACGATACCTTTAATTTTCTTATGGAAGGTAACATAACGAAGACCGGCAAGAAGATCAAGCTTCGCAGTACCAATACGGAACGGAAGAGAAATACTCTTGAGAATCTTGTTAGTAGGAGCACTCGACGGAGGTAGACCTGAATAAAATCCACCGTAAGTAGCAGCGCCAGTTGCCATATAAGAAGTAGCGCGACTTTGGTTAGCAAGAATCGGATAGGTAGCAACTACATTAATATACTTACCAATATCGATAAGATGGTCATTATCGTCAGTTTGCTGGGTTCCATCCATAAATCCGTCGTCAGTTGCGGCAAATCCGCCGGCATAAAGACCATCTACACCATTTATAATATGGCCAGCAAGACCACCTGAGCTAACTCGACCAGCCATGAACTTGTTACCAAGCAGACCAGTTCCGTTAGTTGTAATAATAGTATTACCGTTTGCGTCTGTACTAGTAACTGGAACAGTGCCAATCCAAGCTTTTACTTGAGCAGGAGAACGACCATCTGCAGGTTTAACTCCAATGGCGCTAGTCATCTCGGCACTCTGTTCGCTCTGGCGATAGCAGAAGTCAGCAAGCTGATAAGCAAAGTTAACTTCATGGAAATCGTCAGCGTCTAAAGCTGTCCCGTCAGTCTTAGTTGTCGAAGAAGCAGAGCCAGCACTCGGAGAAATATTTGCCGCAGCGAAAGTAGGATTGGTAGGATCGTTCGGGAACCACCACCAGAAATATTGAGTTCCTAGATACTCTTCGGTATAGAACTTGCCAAGGACATCGTCGTCAGCACCAGCGCTTGCAGGATAGTCAGAGAGGGCAGTAAGGCCGCGATCGTTAATCTGGCCAGTAGTTAAGTCCATGACATTCAGATCATCAAGATATATATTCATAGGAAGAACTACATCAAGATCTTCGTCTGACATAAAGTCATATGCTCGCCAAAGACCTTCGTAAATCTTCGTTCGACATAGAGCACCAGCTCCAGTAGAGCTATTTGGTACACCGTCAGTACCTGCTGTATATACGGCAGGACCATCGCCGTCTGCGTCGGCCGCAGCGAGAGTGATAGGAGTTGAAGAAGTTCCTATATCTGAAACTGAACCAGTAGTGCTACCGCTTACAGCTACTTCGCCATCGTCGATAGCGCTCAGCGGATAAGCAGGATTGTTGTCGTAAATTACTTCGTCATCACTTGCTCTATAGACTCGAAGTCGTCCAGTGGAAGCTTCGAAAAAGATTAAATAATCAGTACCAGCAGTTGTATCCTTAGAGATAGTTTCTACTGTAAATCCAGTACCATCGCCGACACCAGAAAGAGTTGCAGAAGTAGCTCCAATACGGAAAAGTTTCAGATTAAGCGCACCGCCGATAATAGCTTCATACATACCTCTGATAAGAGTTCCTGTAGAGCCAAAAGCAGCTGCAGCGTCTGATGCTTTATCTACGCTGTATAACGTCTCTGAGTCACCACTTGCAGCTGTTCCAACAACACAAACTACAGGATTATCATTCCGCTGTACGATAGTTAAAAGACCATCAATTTTATTAGTTCTGACTTCTGCAAGATTTTCAAAAGACATTCTATTCCTCTCCTTCTTAACTCTTTATCGAGCAGACATGGTTAAATTAATATAGATTTCCTCAAGCGCTCTTTCGCTTAACATCTTTATTTTCTCATTTCTCACAAAATAATCAAGGGGCCTTCCATACCATTTTTGACTATCTTTTTCAAGAACTTTATCTGCCCCGCGCTCATAAAAAATTGTTCTATCTACTCCTTCAGCTTTGAACCACCAATCATACTCAAACATAAGATTCATAAGCCAATCAACTCGTGAATTAGCCGCCTTATTAGTTTGTGCCCAGCACGTTAATCTAACAATACTGTCAGTCCAATATCCAAGAGTGGCGACTTTATAACCTGGAGTATCAGGATCGTCAACCTCTTCTCTAAACATAAACCTAAGATTCTTAACTCCTCCTTCCATAGGAGAGCCTTGAGAGAATGAGCCAGGGACAGACTTGACGCAAGACACAGATATAACTTCTGTACTGAGTTTCTTGTCAGGCATTTCTTCCGTAAAGATAACCTTTTCTGCATCGGGAGTATTAGCTCTAGTCTGATAATCGTCTACTGCTCGTTTGAATAAGGCATACACGTCTCTAAGTGAATGGAGAGCAATTTTAGGAGTTCTTAGTCGCGGCTGCTGGTGAGAAGTGTCTCTATCGAAATAACTCTGATAAAGCTGAGTAACGTGTACTCTCCGATTATCCTCTTTTAAGTCTTCATCAAGAATATCTTCTAATAATGTCATTATCCACCTGGCCCATTAAGAAATTTTACATCTTCTTTATATGTAGCTATCTTGTAATATTCAAGTCTTCCATTGTCGGCACGAAAATCAAAAAGAGTATTAATTCTATACACCGCTGTTCTACGCAAAGGCTTTACTTTTTCACCAGCAGTATTTAAATTTAACTCAACTATCTTATCCGCCTCTGTAATAACTTCGGAATAATCAGCATAGAATAAGACAACAGGAATATTCCATAGAGAAGGAGAGGCTAGTTGTTCCTTGAGGGCATTTCCTACATCGCTCTTGATAATAACTTTATATACGTCTAGAAATATTTCGTCCCAATAATAGCCATCCCCAAAACAAAATCCACAAAAATGATCCTTATCTGGTTCTCCAGTCACATCATCTACGCAAGCACAAGCTGTGAGTCCACCACTATCTGTCCTGCGCATTCTACGAAGAACAGCGGGTATCTTTTTAGATATCTCCGGATATGAACCTTGAAGGAAATTAGTCATCTCATCTCTGAGGCTAATCTCAGTACGGGTTATTCCTTTATAAAAATTATTATTGGGCATTTATTACCAAAAACGTTTCTTTGATTTGAAAACTCTTTCAAACCGCCGCGAAGGGGAAAGTTTATCTACATAGTTAGCGGCTGGTCTCTTATCTGAAATGCCAGATGAATCATTTGTAGGAGCCCACATTCTGTCTACAATAGGTCTATCGTAATCATACTCTCCTTTCACAACCCCTGTAGGCTGTTGAGAATCAAGAGCATATCCACCAGAGATAATTTGAGGTTCCCACTTTTGAATACAGTCTAAGATGCGGAGAAGAGTTCTTTCTATTGCATTTGTATCATACTCAACACGGAGATTATCTAGAGTTTTAGATTTTAATCCATGGCTAGTTATATTATCAAGGAGAGTAAATGCTACTTTACAAGTTGTCCATTCCCGCCGCGCATGAGAGAAAAATGAGTCATTGCGAGTAAGCTGGAAGCTAAGTTGATCTACTTCTAGACTTGCTTCAAGAATTGCCAACTGGAGAGTAAAGTCAGATAAATCCTCAAGATAACTCCCTATTTCTAACCTTACCTTCCTTGAAGTTGTGTAGGAAGGAGAGGTTGTAGTAAGAAATTCAAAAGAATATCCATCAGTTAAATAGGTTCCATCAGTTGCCATGATTCCAGAAGAAAGAGTTACCTCTATTAAGTTGTTAACATAGAGCTGATCTCCAACTTCTTCTATATCGCCGGCGGAATAAACAGCAAAATTAAACTCTTCAGAAAGAACTTGTCCATTCAATATCCCAGACCACGAATCTGTCCACGTACCTTCGGTAGCTGTACCAGGAACTTCATAAGAGTGTTCCCAGATACCCTGCCCTACATATACCACTTCGCTAGAAGTGCTGAAAATAGCATTGGCTTCTTCAGAGGTATCGGCTCCAGGTTCGTAGATATGAAGCCAGACACCGCTAGCTATAGCAGGATCACCTAAATCGTCTTTAAATCTCGCGCGAAGATCAATTTCTTGACCGGCGATTACGTCTCTGGACATGGATAGACCTCTATAAAATTATAACCCGGATATTAAGAATTGCTATTATCGATTTTCGTTAACCGCCAACCATAGAACAGGTTAAACGAACATTGTCAACGGTGAAATCTGGGGTACCTACATCTATTGTTCTCATTGCAACCTGGATTGTTTGTCCTGCCGCTAATGCCATAATGCCCGTTCCTGTACTTGCCTGTTCTTGATTTACAAACTTAGAAGTAGTATGGCAGTGAGGAGAATCGGCCGCAGGTGCTGCTCCGTCAATTTCTATTCCGAATTCAATATGGTCATTCGCTGCATCAACTTCGTACGAGATATCAAATGTTACCAAATATTTCCCGGCATAAGTTACAGTTAATAAACCATTACCATCATGCGTTACAAGGTTTAGGGAACCACTTATCATATCGGCGTCAACAACGTTATACCAAGTGTTTTGAACTGCAGACGCTTGTGTCCAACCAATATGATCTCCGTAACAGTAACCATATGGAACGCCTGCGCCTGCACCAGTATAAAGTACATCGCCAGCGTGTGTGGCACCAGCTGAATACATATCTCCAGAAGCAACAATGTCTTCCGCGTGAAAATCAGTTAGAGCACTATCGTCAGCAAGTTTGCAATAAAGATCTTCGTTGCCTCCAGCAAGTGCAGAATAATAAGCAGTATCTCCTCCAAATCGGAGCAAACTTTCATCATATACTACAACGTTCCCACCACTATCGACGTTGAAAATATCTTCGCCATCGCTCTTTTCAATGGCGAACAAATCTGCATTTTGAGAGCTGTTGCCGGTAATAGTTAGCTGAACTTCGTCTGCCGAACCAGTAATGGCAACTTTTCTATCGGCATAAAGCATGCCGTCAACTTCAAGAGCATTTCCGCAAATAACATTGCCTGCAGCTAAGCTATGAGAAGTTGTGGCGGCATCCCCGAGATTCAACGCAAAGGAAAAATTCGTTAAACGGATTCCGCCAAGACTCATATATCCGAAACCCCAATAATCGCTCACAAAAGCAACTCGTGCCCCACCAAAAGCAAGCTCAAGTTTATATTGGCCCTGAGAACGGATAAAGGAACCCGTATATAGATCTCCTCTAAACTGTGCATAACCGCCATCTTGAACGGCTAATCCATCATGTGCAAGTAGCTTCCCAGTCATTGCTCTAGTACCGTCTATTAGTAGATACTGAGAATGATCATCGTCTGCTAAACCGTCAAGCTCGCCATGGTCAGAGGATCCTTCTCCAGCACTATCTAAATCTACCCAATCGGCTCCAGTGTAACCTTGAAAATTAGAACCGTCCCACTGAATAGTCCCGGCAGTTTCATTCCCTGTTCCGACCTGTATGCCGCCAGTAGAATACATATCTCCAGAAGCAACAAGATCTTCTGCGTGGAAATCAGTTAGAGCACCACTATCAGCAAGTTTGCAATATAAATCCTCGTTGCCTCCAGTAAGTGCAGGATAATAAGCAGTATCTCCTCCAAATCGAAGCAAGCTTTCATCATTTAATAAGAGATTTCCTCCAAAATAAGCATCTCCGCCCGCAAGATAAAAAGCCCAAGAATCGTCTATAGTCATCTTAACCCCTGAAGCAGGGGCTGCATCTACATAAAAAGAAGAAGCGGTAGTAACGGTTGTAGGACTTGTTCCATCTAGAGTAAGGGTTCCAACTCTAAATCCTGACTCAATAGGCCTGACAGGTCCTCCAATTGATAAGCTTTGATCGGGAATTGTAAATACATATCCAACACTAGAGTTTAAATGGGGTCTCCAAGCTTCCAAACCTCCATAATGCGGAAGTCTCAAATTTAAATAATTATGGTTGTAGAAGTCTATGTCGTTTACATTTTGGACAAAACCATTAGATTTAAACTTAATAGCTCCAGTAGCACTATTGTCTTGGAATAATAGATTAACTCCCTTTCCTGAATTAGTGCCCGTATTTCTAAAAAATTTCACATCAAAATCTTCACCACTTTTCTTCTTCGTAAATGTAGTATCACCATCACTATCAATATTGAGAACATCCTCGCTGTCACTCTTCTCGATTACAAATAGATCTGCGCTCTGAGAACTATTCCCGGTTATGGTTAGCTGAACCTCGTCAGCAGAACCAACAACGCCGACTCCACCAGTAAATGCGCGAGTACCATCCACTAGAGAATATTGGAGATGATCGTCTCCTCCTAAACCAGTTAGATCTCCATGATCTGCAGTACTTAAAGCTACTCTCGAAACAGCTTCATTACGCCAATCTACATAATCGTCGCCTTCTTCCGTGGATACTATCCTTGCATTTACTGCCGAATCATAAGATACGTTAGTCTGGAATATGACAGTTGCTATTGGTCTAATTTCTGGAAAAAGCAAATCACCAAGAACAAGGGACTGTATCTCTGTTTTTGCGCCTGTCCTAGCCGCTAATTTAGTCAGATAGTCAACTTGTCCCATGATAGCAATCATAGGTTTATCTTTTTCTGTAGTTGCGAATACATGATAAAGAACATACCGAGTACTGGCAACTTCTGTCAATTGCCATGCTCCACCAGTATATTCGTTCCAAGCTAATCTTGTTGCTGAAGTTCCATCGTATGTTCTAACGCTAAACCCTGTTTCTGTATGTCTCTGCCATTCAGCGCTTGCGCCCAGCATATAATATATGGGCAACCCAGTTGTCGAACTTACAGCGGCGATAGATGAGTATATATCTTCATCCGAAACAGAACCAGTATCAACTCCGAATTGAGCATCTGCTGTAACTCCTGTACCATCTACGTTAACGGTATTTAATCCGAGACCAAATAAATATGCTAACCCTTGAACGAAATGAAGATAATTGTGAGTATTAGGAGACATACTATTCCCATGCCTCTCTTCGCCAACATAAATAGCTGTAGATGTAGATGTATCCCAATATAAGATACAGACAAGACATTTAGTTCTAATTACGGTGCTATAATCACTTGTTGTGGGATTAGCTAACGCAGTTAGAGTACTCCCGTCATAGTAAATTACATGAATGCCTTCTACGTCTGTTATCTGTACTGTATCTCCAGTTGTTGTATATTTAACGCCCGACATAAAATATTCGAATGAAGTAGATGTTGGCTGTATAGACAAAGTCCTGTCTGGGCTGCTGTCTGTCCAGGTAAGTGTACTAGTTGTTCTAGTCACAAATCCATTCTGACCCCAGTCATCACGGAGAGTATACTGTGTATGATCGTCGTCTGATAGACCGGTCAAACAACCATGATCGGGAGCAATCAATATCCTGCATAGAATAACGCCATTCTCTTGATGAGAATATAAAACAATACCTAGAAAGATATGAGCATTAGGAAGACCCGGAGCAACATTTGTAAGCCCTCCATCAACGGTCGACAAATAAAGACAATCTCCTTCAGAATAAGAGTCGGTGTCCAAATCTCTAATTAATCCAAAAGTTGTAACATATCCAGTTGCATTATCTGCAATATCTGAAGTTACAATGCCGATTGTAGATTCGCAAACTCCGACATTAGACGCATTAGCTTTAGCTATAGTAGGCCTATTCCCTTGAGCGCCATCAACATACACTACACTCCCATTTGGAATAGTGCCTCCAGTTTTGTTCGTGGCTCTTAAAACCTGTTCTTGTCCAACCTGGATTACAGTTTCGGATACTTCGGTACCTATATTTAATGTCTTGTCGTCGTCATTCCAACACAGAGAGCCTTCTGAATGGGTATGGGAAAAAGATGTATTGAATTGGATAGAGCCTACATTACTGAAGCTTCCATTGTCGTCAACAAGGATAGGAGAACTTTGGATTATGTCTCCATTAGTTCCGTTGAAGCGGACTAATGCATTATCGGCTGAACTAGATGGACCAAAAACAACTTGAAAGGCCCCTAATTTTATATGTTCTATTTTGTGTTGTTCGAGTTTGGAAGGCATTAGATAGAGAGAATAATCTTTTTACCTTGAACTTCTATCACCTTAGCAATGTCTTCATTTACGGTTATACCAGCAGAAGGATGATCTGTAGCGACATATCCTTTGATGTTGATAGAATCGTTCGTTGCGGTAATTGAAGAGATCTCTTTGTTGAATTCAATCTCGATAGTAGATAAATCTAATTCCTGTTCTACTGCGTCATTCACAGGAGACGTACTCTCTACTTCAAGTGGAGTTTGAACAGAAAGAACAGAGGTCTGATAAGTCAGAGGAACGAGAACAGAAGTAGAAGCTGTAGCTGGTAGAGCTTCAATAGAGCCAGAACCAGAAGTCCAGCTAAAGGTAATATGTCCTGTATAACTATTGGCAGCAGGATCTTGTGCTTCAGGTAAATGAGCTGTATACTCCGTAAGCGCAGCCATTGGGTGAGTCGGAGTAAATGTCATTTTTGTTCGACTGCCAGAAAGAGTTTCATACGAAAATAAGCCAGAAACTATGCCCTGATAACCAGGGGATGCAAGGAGATCGTCACCTTGAGATACGTTGTCTGGATAGAGGTTCCATTCTGCTACGCCTGGACCTATAAATTGATCTGTGTCTGGACCAGAAATAAAGAATTCCCTAGAAAGAGAATCTTCGTCCATTAACCTGTCAAAAGTTATTGTGACCGTTGATGAAAGCGGAATGCTCGCAGAGCCTGCTGCTGGACTATAGTCTTGAATTATCGATTTTAAGTCTGCCATTAGCTGCTATCGGGTTCTTCTCCCATATGGATAATTATCTCATGTTCTTCACTTTCTTCTATGTCTGTAATATTGTCTAAATACGCCTTCTCTACGCCTTTATAGAGCTGATGTTTCAGATAATTACCGTTAGGATTCCCGACCACTGTATTTATATTCTTCGCAACGCTTTCTTCTTGTCTTTTTATGAGTTTGTTTTTAAATTCTTTTACCAAATTAAGAATAGTCTTCCTATTTTTTTCGTTCTGTTCAAGATTGTATACCATGTTAAGACTTTCTAGATTAAGCTGAGGTAAACTCTTTTTCACTGTTGCAACATTATTAGAAAGTAATCCCTTTATTTTCTTAGCCTTCTCAACTAATTCGACTGCTTGTTTGTCTCCTTTCAAAACTGAAGGAATATCAACTGAAGAATCCTTTTCAAGAACAATTGTCTTTTTAGGGAAAAGGACATTTTCTAATTCTTCGATATTCTCTACATTTAGAATACCGTTAGCTATATTAAGCCAAAGAGTTTCTAGATGTGTTCTCGTAAGATTAGAAAGGTCAACATTGAGCCACTCGTTATTCTCAAACGAAAGATGGAGACTCGTCTCCTGAAGAGCCCACATAGGGTTACGATTAGTGTCCTTAATTTTAATCTGCATTTATTCTCCTCTTACAAAGAGTATATAAGAATTAACTCTTCAATCCAAGGAATTTCCCAACTGTTAGCAATTTTTTCTTCATAAATGCGCCGAAAGATCCAGGCGACAAGTGAGCGTCAATTTGTTCATCCCATACTGCGTCTGCAATCTGAGATACTCCCTGTATTAGATTGTCAGAGTTTACTGTTGCTCCAGGGCCACTATTGTCTGTAAGCTTTGCTATTCCTCTAACTATGATAGTTCCAGAAGTAACAGTAGAATCTATTATAAGATGTCCAGAAGACATATCGATCGAGATAAAGTCACCAGGACCAGAATAGTTAATAATTTTCAAAGATCCACTAAAATCTCTGACAACCAAGTCTTGGCCAGATCCGCCAAGATCTATTATCGGAGCTAGTAATTCATTCTGAGCCAGACTAGAAAAGCATTGCATCAACATTGCTTGTACGCCGCCACCAAGAACTATAGTGCCGTGTATCGCTGTTTGCCACACATAGCCACTATAATATGACAAACTCATAATTTGACTCTGTCTAATTACGGCATTAGAGTCAAGAGTTCCAGTTAGGGTACAGTTCCTGAATTCGCAACGATCTACGATAGCAGAATTCGCCACAGTTATAGTGACAGAGGCAGGAGAGGTAGCGTCAAAAACAAACCCGTCGCTAAAATCGCCTACATCTACTGTCATAGACTCCATAATACAAAACATACCGAGTCCACGTTCTTCTGCTATAGATTTAGCGTCAATCATATTATCGCAAGGCGATACTTTTGTGCCAATTGGGAAAGCTGTTCCAGAAGAACCTGTAGAAGGTTTAATGGATACACAGCCATCAAAAGACGAATGTTCCAACTGTGTAACGTTTTGCAGAGTAGCTGAAGACGAAGAGGTTCTAACTATCTGAGTAAAAACAGTAGGAAAAATAGCGTCGGCTGAACCCCCTTGAGTGTCAACTCCAGTCAAGTTACCTCCAGCAATCTCACATTGAACTGTAGCGAATATGGAATAATCGTCCCCTATTCCCCAATCATTATTTACTCCATTCTCTAGATCGGTATGAGTAACATAGTTTTCTCCCGAAGGGGCAGACACTACAGTAGCGAACGAATGATCGTCCCAATTAATTACAGAGTCTCCTCTGTTAACTCCACTGGCTGTAAAATCTACTCCCGCCGCGCCAGTAAGGGTTGTTCCGTAGATATCATCTGCGTCTGCTAAACCGTCAGCTATATGAGTAGTACGAGCTTCAAAAGAAACCTGAGCATCTTGAAGAGAGGCAGTGATTCCAACTGTGACTCCTCCGCCTAAGTCTTCTTTTCCTGCAGCGTTAACTAAATGAGGGTTGTCGATGTTGATGAGTTCGTCTTCGTTGTCTCGGCAAGTGTCAACTAGATCTTGTATAGAAAATTCAGTAGATGGAGCATCTACCTCGATGATTCGTGGACTTGTTGTCCAGTCTATTGTAACATCATTACGAATAGCCATATATAATGATTTTACAACATTAATCTAAATAGTACAAATACTAACTATTCTTTTTGTTGAAGTTCGGCTTCTGCTAGAAACATCTGAAGCTGAGCTTTCTCCTTTATTTTCTTCTCGATTTCAGTCTGGAAAAGAATAATCTCCTTATCACACCTCTCTATATCTGCTCTCAGAGCACTTGGATCATATTGTATTTTTCTCACCATGTCTCCATTAAGTCACAATACCATCGGTAGTTCGAATAGCGGCAACACTCAAGCCAGTATTGTTCACGGTACCAGAAGTTTCAAATGGTAAGATACCTTTCTTTCTCACTCGGATTAAGACAGTTCTGTTACTTAGGTAAAGGATACTTTGTTCAACGGATGTACCTCCAGCTTCTTCGTCAATGAATGGGACATATGCATCATCGGCATCGTCATAATTCGCAACAAGAACTGGACTTATTCCGCTGAAGATCTTCCCAGACCATGAGGTAAATATATATCTTTGTTCAGATCCATCATCGTTGTTAATAACTCTTAGAATTCCAGCAGCAGGAGTATCTTGAGCAATATTCTCTACAACTTCAAAAGTACTGAGACCTGATGTGTTGTTAGTATTATGGCTCTGGTATTGGGCCTTATTAATTGCACCCGCAGCTGTTAAGAAAACACCAACTCTATCACCAGTTATCAAAGAAGAAACCGTAACAGTAACAGAGATCGGCGGAGTCTGTGTAGCTCCAGCCGCATCAATTAATTGATAACTTTGACCAGAAGCCATGCCGGAAACCCAAACACTTTGAGCACCGAAGAATTTACCACCAGCGAATGTCCCAAATGGAGCTGATTTAACAGGAGTATATCCTGTAAACGCCTGAATATATTCTTCGCCATCCAGTTCTGTAATCACTCCGTCAATAACTGTATACATAGCAAAATCAGAATCTTCTCTACAGACGAACTTCAGGTATTGATATACTTGCGCTAGGGTTCTTCCAGCCTCATAGATATCGCCACCCTGTATAATCACGTCATAGGATTTATCAGATTGCTGTTCAAATGCTTTTAACATAGTATGAGAAGACTGAAGAGCCTGATCGGGAGTTGCGGTTGCACTAGACAGCTGTCCAGAAACCTCATTCCCACTCAAGTCAGTGCTAGTACAATTGCCCAATGTTAGAACACTAGATGAGTCTTTTAGAACAATTGCAGTTTGAGCCTGTCCATCATCCCATGTAACCTGTTCTCCTACGGTAAATGTACCGCTAGTACCACCTGTAGTTACTGTCCCATTTACGAATGCAACAGTTATGTCGCTAAACCCCGATACAGCAGTAATACTATCGGCATCAAGAGTAACGTCTCCATCAGTAGCCCCTGTCGCATTTTCGTCATCGTCAAAAGTTGTGTAATAAGCTTCTCTAGCAGTCCCAGTAACAGTTTCGTCCACTTGACAAACTGCCTTATCGTTAGCTCCATCAACTCCTCTAAGTAATCTCTTAGCGCCAGAAGTAAGGCCAGTAATAATTTGCCCTAATGTGCTAAAGTCGGATGCCTCAGCGTCCCAAGAAAGAAGAGTATCTCCAAGAGTCCCGTTCGTAATTCCGGTTGCACCAGAAGTTCCACCAGAAAAACTCTCGTCATCCGAAAGAGTTCCTTTCACTCCGCTAATTCCAAGTAGTCCAACACCAGAAGAATATTCTACAAAAGATATAACTTCAGCACTCCAAGTACCATTGGTCTCAGAAATAATTTCTCCTGTTGAGAAATCAGTACCGACCCCGCCGTCATACAAAAGATAATAGTCGGCCGTAGTATGATCTAAGTCTGTAGCTGTACCTAACGGTACGGCGTTACGCCCACCTTCGCCAAGATCGATTTCGAAATGGTCAAAGCTATCACTTTCTTGTCTTGCGAAAACAGTCACATATCCCTTTGGTTCACCAAGTTCGTAACCAGCTTCTTTAATCTTAAGTAAAACGTCAATATGACCACGATTCCAATTGTCTAAATTACTCCATTCGTCAAGGACTATACCTCCTTGGAAAATATAAGCTTGGGGAGACGGATCGGACGAAATTGTACCAAGAGTATATACGTTAGTATAAAGTTCCTCTCCGCTCAAAGAACCGCCAGCATCTATTAAGTTTCCAGCTCCACTACCTGCACCATCGGTAACATCAAGAGCAGTTCCGACATCTGTAAATTCGTCAGACGCATCACCGTTATCAACCCGGATCCACCAGTATCTCTTTGTATTGTCGTAAGATAGTAACGTTCCGGTATCTGTAGGAGAACCACCAGAGTACCCAATTTCCTCTCCTAAGTCTCCAGAGCCAGCCCAAACATAACCGCCAGCTTCAAGTTTCAGGAGTCGAACACCATCGTCGTAACCACTAACACTATATCCATCAGTTTTAATAGCTCCGCCACTAAGGTATTTATGAGCATAAGATAATTCGCCAGGATCTAGGAACCATCCATTAATCATGGTGTAAGCAGTAGGAGTTTGAGCGCTCATAGGCTCAGGATTGTCCATCTGAGCTAATTCGTCAAAAACGTCCTGTAACCAGGAATATAATTCGTTGACATCGTAAACGGTTGTGCCGTATTGATGATAAACTCGTCTATTTACTGTATCGATACCAAAATCTGCTCCAATAGGCATTCAATTTCCTCCAGATATACTGATAATCTATTATACCTTGTCACGCTATGGTGTAAAGTTTGGATCTGCAATCCATACAGCTGTAACTGTAAGACCATTTGAGTCAACTATACCGGTAGTCGAAAAAGGTAAATAGCCCTTATATCTAGCTCTTACAATTGCAGGTTGAGGGGTTCCAGTATAACTGTAAGCTTCTGTCGCTTTATAGAATCCTGCAGCACCATAAGAAGTTGTAGCCTTTTCATTCATTAGAATTGTGCCAACAACTTCATCTCCACCAGTGTCAGCCTCAATATGACATCGAACATAATTAGTAGGTTCTACACCTGTCTTAACTCCGTTCACTTCCAAAGTCACAGTAGCTGCAGGAGACCAAGTTACCCCCGCATCGTCGGTAAAGTATTCAATCGTTCCAACTCCATAGTTGGTGACAAAAATCCCTTTAGAATATGATCTTTCTGTTGAGAATCCGCTAACTCCGACAATAAGGGCTCGACCCTGAGAATCTCGTCCCCATTCGTGGATCAATTCTCCATTCGCCGATAAGGTGGTTTCAGAAGTAAGGGCGGCAAAATAATCATAAATTATTTGCATTGATTTCGTTACACCGTCAACCCAAATCGAAAAATCCTGCTGAGACGCAGACACCAACGTTGCGCTCCAACCAGCTCCATTCCCTAAATCCTCTGTTCCAGAAAAGTCATTAGCGTCCCGCGACTTAAGGTGAACAATTCCGGCAACACTATTTCCTTCGATAATCTTAGTTACAATACCGTCAGCACTAGAGGTCCCTCCTGTCACGGTGTTGCCAACTGAAAGTGTACCGGTTCCACCTTCAAACTCAATGATACTTGATGGATTAGCGTCCTCGTTCCACGTAATTCCGCTACCGTTGGAAAGAGCTGTCGCCTGTGTAGTTTCGTCAATTGCAGTGTCGGTAGAAAGTACTACTACACTATCGAATGATTCAGTCGAAATTTGTGTCGCAATAAACGGACTATATAACCAACAGTCAACTCGTAATGCATGTCCACCATAGGTTGTAGTTGCACTTCCGGTGTGATAATAGAGAGTGAATACGCCAGCCGCAACACCGTTAGCGTCAGTATATGTTTCTAATACGAGATCTCCGAGAGTCGTATTTTCGTAAATGAGTACATTCGCATTTTGGATTTTTGTACCATCTGCTTCTTGTACTACGGCGTCAATACTACGCTGATCGTAAACGTAATTACTCGTCGTTGTCAACCAGTTGAATAAAGCATCGTTGTAACTTGTGATAGTCCATACCGGATTAATTAGATACCAAGTCTTATTGCTGTTGATAATAATATTGTCAACGTTGTTAACAAAAGCGACATCTCGCGCAGTAATATTTTCGGTTGTAGTAGAACCATCTGCTGTAGTAAGGCCTGCAGTATTCAGTAGCGTTAATCCATTAATTGTTGTGCCTGCATCAAATCGCACCAACTCTGACACTCCACCACGTCCACTAATTGAACATCGGATTAATGTTGAGTCAAAAAATTCAGAACCATAAGCTATACTCAGCAGTTTGCTGTCTGTGTATTGAGCGTCATTGCCATTGACACCTTCCCAATAAAGAGCGTTGAGCTGCGCCCAAATCAGCGAATCAAAGATACGAGTCTTGCCTCCCGACTGTATTTGCCACGTTGGTTCTCCATCGGTATTGTTGACAAACGTCAAAATACCTCCATCAAGCGAGACTCCACCCTGTTCATAGCCCATAAATAAATAGCCATTATTAGCTACAAAATTCTGAAGTGTTGAACCAGTATCGTCAGCTTCTAAGCCTTCACCAGCATTAATCTGCAAACCAGTCGCATTGGTGCCACCACCAATCGTTAGATCGTTTGTTAACTCATATAAACCTGATTTCGAGTTAAGTCCTATACCAGAACCTGCACCACCGCTTTCGATATCGTCAAGACAATAACAGACATGAATCGTATCACTTTGTACAGGGTTAGTACCCCAATCCTCACCGACCGTTAAAATAATTGTATTTCCGTCCCCTGCTGCTTCTCCCGTACACATACGTACTTGCGGAGTCGATGCCAAATTGACAATTACTAATCGGCCAGTATAGCCAGCTTTCTCACTCCCTATATTTCCATTGCCTGGAGGCGCGGTTGAAATATCGTCTGACATCACAACAGTATCGTCGTTAGTCTGTTGAGACTGATCCCCCAATGTCTCATCAGCGGCAAATTCGTCAATTAATGTACCAGCTCCAGGTGAATAACTAATCGCCATCTTAATTCTCTATTTTAACCATAGATATATATTTCTCTGTCATCCCAGATTTTGTTGAAATCTGAAGTCCCATTAGCGTATCTCTTAACAAGTTCGACATTGAGTTCTCCAGAAGCAGTTTCGTCAAGACGATAAATTGACCAATCCGCCGCCGAGAGAAGAGAGCCCGGAAGAGCTTCTCCTACATAAGTATAATCGTTAACTTCGTCATATAAAATATCTAATCTACTTGGCATTGATCCATACTCCAAATTTCCATGCTGAGCCCAACCAGAGCTGGTATATACATACATTATATCGTCACTTGGGTCCCAAGCCAACTCTCCAAGTCTAGAAGAAGTAGAAGATGGTACGCCATATGTATAGGGAGTAGTAAATCTCCCGGCCGCCAAATTAAAATCATCGTCAGAAAAGTCTTGCATCATCATATAGTCGGCTACATAATCAGCAGGGACTTCTTGAGTTATACCATCTCTAGACCATTCTAGACCACTAGTAGTAATCTCGTAATAAAGATTATACGAATCTCTAAGTTCAACAGATGTAAATTGGCCGGAAGCAGTCCAAGGGGAAGGAGGATTAGCGGAATTTATTACAGTCCAATTTAAACCACTTTCTACGGTATAGCCAAGATCGCTAATATCGACGCCAGATGCAAGCCCACCGTCAGAAGTACGGATATGTAAATCACCCATATCTATAGATTGTTATTTCTCCATGCTATTTCGGCCCAAACCAATACGTTCTTTACTCCATCAAAGGCGCTTGTATTGGCGTAAAATTGAACAATGTCACCTTCGTCTAGATTAACGTCCGTAGATGTATTATGATTGCCGACAGAATCAACCATAGATAAAGAAACTATCTCTATGGTTGTGTTATTTCTTCTCATTCTCAAGGTCCACGTTTGGGCTATCTTTGTATGAGCTGCTACAGCAACAATAGTGGCAGGTCTTATGATTCTATAGCTAGAGACACCGCTAGAAAGACCGTCTATTAAAGGAAGATACCCATTAATGGTCTTTCCCTTGCGCGCGGCAAATATATTAAACCTATTAGAGCTAAGCCATTTATCCCGAGTGCTATCTCTAACCCATAATATATCGTCACTAACTTTTAAATTAGATAAGCTACTGTCAAGACCTAATATCTCATGTTCTATAATATGATCTACAAGAGAGGAGCCAGTAACTGCCATTTAGATAGAGTCTCCAACACCCGGTAAGTCCGCAAAACTAATTGTTGGATTCTCGGAGTCGCCTCCAGCTTTAGCCCATTTAGCCCATAGATAATCGCCACTAACATTTTCTATTTCGATATAGTCTCCAAATACTTGAATCGAACTAATTACTCGATCCCCTTCTCCAAGATGTACAAATAATCTGTCTTGACCCATATAAGACTTGTGAACCCATTCGGTATAAATTAATGGCTGATTATAGTCGAAAGGTGACTTAGGAATAACATCGGTATAAATTTTAAGCGTATCAAGAGCTAAAACTTTGCCAAGAGAATTTTTATACAATCTATATGCTGAACCTAGATATACGGTTTGCGTACTCGGTGTCGACATTTGTCAAGTCCTCTTCTTAGGTTGTTAATAGAATTAGTATATCACAAAAAAAGGGCTGATACCGCGTTAACAGTATCAGCCCAGGGATTATCTTATATTAGAGGCTTACAGACCAGGAATAGTATCAGTAGCACCGAGCGGACCCATCGAGCCAGAAACACCGGCGTCGATAGTGGTCTGAGCGGGAAGTACAATCTCATTCGGAGTAACTTTGATATTCTTGATAACGCCAACAGCTTGACCTTCGTTCAGGATGCCAAGACCATAGCGTTCCTTCAGTTTAATCTTAGTAATGTCATTGCGGGGATCTTTAAACTCGTCAGTAGAAATATCTTCATCTACAATTAGAACGCCTAGTTCGTTGCGATCAAAGATATAAATATCAGTAAGCTTTCTACGTGCATCAAACGGAACAAACGGACTAACAAGAATAGTCAGAGGATAAGGGAAGTACGAAGGAACTTCTGGAGCACTATCGATAGTTTGGGGATAATCAAGAAGATCAGTAGCGGTTAGACTTGCAGCATTTGATCCAGGAGCAATGTTCTGACCCACGCCAGGTCCGAGACCACCTTGTGAGCTATTGCCCCAAGGAGCCTGGCCAGCAGGGTTACCACGATGAGTAGCAAAGAATGTTCCGCCGCCACTTGCAAGAGCAAACGAACGAAGAACAGGATCTTTAATCCAAATTACCCATGCAAGAGGATGCATTAAGATAGTATTGGGAACAAAGCCTTGATGAAGAATATGGGCATACGCATCAAAAACATCGTCCATGATAACAGAACCGTTGGCATTGCCATTGAGTCCACGACCATGGGTGATACCGAGTAACGAATTAGTAGGAGTAACGTTATCAAAGATCTTGACGCCGAGTTGGCCAATAAGGTTGAAAATCTTCTCTTCCTTATGTCGAGCAAGTGCACGACCAGCCATTCGGAGCATCATTCCAATGATATCGTACTGAGAAAATTTAATCATTTCTTCAGTGATTTTCAGGGCAAGACCGGATTTACCGATGCTAGCCGTCACCGAAGAACCACCCCATGAAGGATAAGCTTCTGGGAATTCCATCCCTTCTGCGATATCCGAAGCGGTCAGAGCACCAGTAGCTCCGATAGTGATAGTCTGGCCATAGTGATAGTTAATGCGATTAAGCAAACTTGTTCCAATGAGCAGAGGTTCAGCAGCTTCCTTTACTATATTTTGAATAACCTTGGGAAGGAACACAGGTGCATTCATAGTAGAAATAGCATCTGTAATAGACATGCGCTCACCATCAGGAAGCGAGCCGTTGTTCCGCCACATCCATTCGTATTTTTTTACGTCCTCAACTTTGAATTCCATTTTATCGGAAGCCTCCTTTTATCGGGATACCAGATTTACAAGCGCAACAAGATTAGCAGCTCCGGCATAATGAACCGCAGCGCTAGCACCACCAGTCGCAGAACCAGGCATCTGATCCATTTGACCAGTAGCAGCTCCACCAGGGAGTGAACCAGATGCATCAGTGCTTAGGTTTGACCAAGCAGTTCTTACTCTATCAAGATAGTCCTTAGGTTCTGATTGAATCTCTAAGATTTGACCCATGATAGCAGAGAAAGTATCAAAATTATCAGTTACTCCATCTCCAAATACCTTGGGGACAGCAAGTGCCCAGTTAGAGTCACTATTGCATTTTAAGAAATCGCCAGCTTCAAGATTTCCAACTGCACAGGCAAATACCGAAACGGTACCAGGAGCAGAAGCATAATTGTAATAACTAACAGAATAAGTACCGCTTAGAGTAGTTGGAGTATACACAGTAACAATACCAGAGATTAAGTCAACATGCCAATCGCCATCAGAAACACATTGCGCAGCAGTGCTTTTTTCGGTTACGAACCGAGTCGAAGCATCAGCCAAACTGTTGTTAGCAAATGTGATCGGAGTACGAGTGACAGTATTCTTTGCAACAGGTAGGTTGTTAAAAGCGTCAAAAACTTGAAGATTTGCAGTTCGCGCACCAGCAGTAATCGTTTCCGAAGAAGTCGAAGCTGGTACAATTGCTAATTCAAGAACATAATCACATACAAGAGCAACACGATGTTGCATATTGTAATTATGATGTCTGTAAAATGCTGGGTTACTACCATCGTCGCCAGGGCTACCATCTCCACACCACTGAAGGAATGGATACGAAGCAACACCGACAGGAGATTTAGCAGACCAAGTTACCCCTGCAACTCCCATCCAAGCAGCTACGCCAGAAAGATCTATTGGACTTGCCGATACACTTGCGGAAGTACAAACATTGCCAGTTCTTACATCGATAGTTCCTACATTAACATCGTTTGTAGTATACGTAACAGTAGAGCTACCCAACATGTATTGTCCAGGAACAATGCGCCCTTGAGGGTCTGTCGATATAACCTTACCCGGCATGGTAACAATCCAGTTTTCGAAATGCCTATCGAAAAAAGAAACCGGCAACCAAGCCGCAGGTTTTGCTTCAAGATAAGGACGAATACCTTCAGATTTCTCTGCAACAGGTACAATATTCCCTACATGATCCCAAGATTTATGGTTGGCTGTTAGTTGGCCTACAGTGTTAAAAGTCATTTTCTTCTATGGTCCTCCTTAGACGTTCGCTTTCAGGATATTTTCTTTAATTTCTTTTATGATTTCTTCAGGAAGTTCTCCCTTGTTGAGCATGTCAACAAGTTGAGAATTCAGCCAATGTTCTGCATCGACCTTGCTTTTAAATGCCATACTGAGATACGTTGATTGCATTTTCTCAAATTTGCTTTGTAAAGCTTCTCCGTCTAAAACCTTCTTACGAGTACCGCCTGCCGTTGGATCTCCAACGCTTCCTTCAGGTGTTCTACTCGTTCCATCACTAAGCTTATCAGCGATTTTATTAATGTCAACTTCCTTAGTTAATTCTTCCAACTTAGCATCAACAGCTTCATCAGTTAACTCTTGAAACTTAACCATTCTATCTTCGTCTTCCTTCGCAACTCCGTCTTTGAGAGCGACAAAGAAATCAAGCTTATCAATTTTAGAATCTCTCAACCTTTTCTTCTCGTCGATTAATTCATCTCTCAGGCTATCTACTTCGCCTTGAAGCAAGTCATATTCTTCTCGTAATGCGTCACGAGTATCTTTTGCTTCTTCAAATTCTTCACGGATATCTCCGAGACTATCCTCAAGAGAAATAATTTCCTCCAAAAGATCAGCGTCTTGGAAAACTTTTACAACATCTTTAAGTTCTTGGCTTTCATCGACAGAAATAGATTTGGCAAAATTATCTTTACCTACCATTCCCGCGAGACGTTTGAGAATACTGCCAAGAGATTTAACCTCTTCTTCTGCCAACATGGGTTCCTTGCCATCCTTCTCAAGGTAAGTCTTAGCCCACATATGCTCTTCCATAACATTGGTTACCATATGAAGCATACGGGCATGTTCAAGGCCATCTTTGGCTTTCTTATTTTTCTTCACGCATCCCATTGCACGACCTTTGCGCATGATACTAGCCTTAATAGCTTTCTTATCGCCCGGCCCATTGTAACGATCCAATAGTCTAAGCGCAGCAGTATAGTGAGCAGAATCATTCACCGGGAATGATCGATCTGGTCCACAGAAGGTCGATTTAGAAAGTTTCTTTCTTTTAGCGGTACTTAACTTAGCGTCCTTAACAAGTTCCTCGTCGGCACCTTCCCAAGAGAGATCGTACAACTTCTCGACATCCTCTTCTGTAAGGCTTTCAACAGTCTCTAAACGCTTGAAAAAATCTTCAACACTTTCAGGTTTTTCTTCTTCGCTTTCAGAATCTTGCACATTCTTGTCGTCAGAAGTAGAAGTATCACCTTTAGCTTTTGCAGCCTCTTCAACTTCTAATTGTTCCTTTTTCTTAGTGCTATCTTGAACCTTTTCAACTTCCTTCTTCTTGCTCATGGAATGACTTTCCTCCTCGGACATTGAATCATATTGCGGGAATTCTAAGCAAATCTCATGCGTATCTCCCACATACTCGTTTTTAATTTCTATATTCTTAACGTTTCCGTTATAGTATAACTCTAAAACTTTAGAATGTCTATCAGCCGGAGTATTGGCCACAGAATATTCGTCGTAAGAAAAATTGCCAGCAATAAGAACCATTTTCATATCGTCATAGATATTGCCAGGCTCGTGCTCACAAGGTCCGTCTTCTATCCAGTCCTGTTTACAAACAGAACAAATAGCCTTATCTGTGGTAGCTCCAACAGAACCAGTTAAATATCTACCGTCTAAAAACTTCTGTATCGCGTCTTCATCTGTAATATTAGCTATAATTTGTACATGGCCGAGACCTTCGTAAGATTTATTATCAAGAGGAGAACTACCATCTTTTACCGACCGTGAAAAAAGATTCCGAATTAATTCAACCTGCATACCAAAAGGCATAGTTCCATCACAAAAACTCTGTATAACTTCGTCTGTTACATTAAGTTCATGGCCAGAACCATCTTTGATAGTCACGTTAGAATAATTGTCTCTAATAAATCTTGAAGTGTCTACATAGAACGAGTCGATAACTCGACCAATTGGATCACGATGTTCATCGTGATGTAGAAGAACTGGCTTATTATAATCTCTAGTAAAGGTAGAAGCTCCTTTCTTAAGTTTATCTGGCAAATAAAACATGTTATTTCTAGTAACAATACCAGCATGAGTAGCGGCTATACGGACCTTTAGACCTTTAACATCTTGATCGGTAATCGAATCTAGAAATACGCCTTTCTTGTTATCGAAATCGTCCTTCACTCGAACCAATTCTGGATTCATAAAACTGAATGTTACGAGATCGTTAATTCTTAGATAATTGTCTTTTTTCATTTCAACTCTTATTTTAACTTACTATTGCAAATTTTAAATGCTGAAGCTTTAATTTTATCCTCTGACCAATCAGCATGCTTCGCCCGAAGATCTTTTTTAACCTTTAAAACACATCTCTCAAGCTTATTAGAATCAACTTTATCCTTCGTAGCTATACTCTCGCATACGGAATGAGCCATAGCGTTCGCTTCTACTTCGGCTAAACCCAAATCACTCTTTTTTATTTTTCTCGTCATCCTACGTATACAATCGGCCATCGTAGCAGGATTCCTTTTTTTCTTTTGCTTATCTTGAACACTATCAACTATGTTCTCTTTAGCTATCTCGTTCTTAACAACAGCAATAGTACAATCGCAATTTGCGTGGAACGGAGGAACATCATCAAGAGAAGCTAGAGATGTATCGTAAAGAATTTCTTCCAAACGTGCATGACATTTCTCGCAAGCGTCTTCTGTTAATTTTATCCCAAATTTCCCCAATCCAAGATGTCTCAACCCTATCACTTGCCCAAAGCTATTCGCCCGCCCTATCTCAACATCTTCTATAAACTTTGTTCTATACGAAAAACTATCAAAAGTATTTCTAATAAAACTTAAAGCCTCTTGAATATTTGTTTCTTTGTTGATATTGCGCTGTAAAGTTCCGATAGTATCGTTAACGAGTTTATCTACATACTTCTCCATTCGGTTCTTTAAAGAAGATCTATATATAGACAAAGCAGAAATAAATGCATCACTCCGAGTAGAACTAAAGCTAGAATAGCCTTTTCTGAAAGCGGTAATTTGATTATCGTGTAATTTGTCGATAGCGGACGAGATAGAAGTTCTGATAAGTTGGCCGATCCAAAGCTCGTCTATTTCGCCTTTATCAGAAACGTAAGAAACTATCTCTAATTTAGTTTTATTATATACGGTTGTTAAAGCAGCATCGTTGATACTGTTCTTAACGGTCTTCTTAGCTGGAGAGGGCTTCTTTGCTATAGCGGCCTTCTTAACGTCAAGCTCTTCTTTGCGCGCTGATTCAGCCGCCGCCCTTGCTTTGGCAGGGTTAGAATATGGCTCATCTACTGCATTAATAAGAGCCTTAGGTCTTTCCATCAGCGGCCATCTCAACGCATACCATTCTGGATATTTATCTCTATCATCCTGACCGTTATCGATTTCGTCATAAGAGGGAAGCTCTATAGGTTCTCGACCTACACCAAGTCTAGCTTCATGAAGGGTAACTACATCTTTATTATACTGATCCGCATAATGAGCTTCTTTTTTAATTTGCGAAAAAACATCTATTTCTTTGAATTTCAAAGCAACTATATTTTCATCGTCTAGGGCGTCAAAAGGAAAGTTAGACTCAAGTAATAATTCTTTAATGATATATTCATTAATAAATATTTCTGTTATTTGTTGATAATCCTTAACTCCATCTATAAGATTTTGAGATAATTGTTCGGCCGTACTTCTGTTGCTACTTTCGGTCTCTCCAAGATCTACTGGAGACATTCCAAGACCGGCAAACACTCTACGTTTAAAGTGGGTAAGATAGCTCTCTGCCCTTAAAGCTCTACCCTCCGCGCCGATAGCAGAAATCTCATGTCGTTCGGTGGTAACAATACCGCCTTCTGTAGGCATATACTGAATTTCAGCCTTAACAATGTCAACTTCCTTAACGCCTTTCTCTGTAGTTCCGGCTGGCATTTCTTTTGTGCCTACCTTCCACTGGAAAAGAGGGAAAAGGTGCTGATAGATAAGTAGTTCAATATTTTCTTCTATCTTTCTTAACGCTCGAATATCGTCAATAACTGGAGTAATTGTAGGAGTTCCAAATATAAAACCGTCCTTTCTTTCATAGAACATATGGACAATATCTTCAGGAACGAACTCTTTTGTATAACCGTCTGGTAAGCTCTGTCTCCATCGAACGATTTTATTTTCAGTCATCTTAAATTCCATAGTCTCCGCCGGAGCTATAAAATAACCAGCAACTGGCTTCAAAAGCTTTCTCGTTCCAGAAGGAACTCTTACCTTCCCTCCAGAAGATTTAATATCTCGAACCTTAACAACAAACGCATTAGACTTCTGAACAATACTTGTTCCCATATCTCTAAACAGTTTAAGGGTCGGGACACCAGTTGCGTTAGAAATCTGAGAAAATCGTGCTTTGATATACTTTATAGTTTTAGGATTCTTTCCAATAAGAGTCCAGCCCTCTTTATACATAAGGGCAATCTTTTTACTGAATGATTGTCTGGCATAACTTTCTACATCGATTATGCGTCCAATTTCTGCAAGATTATATTCAGGAGGATCCCAAGGACCTGCCTTCTTGGATGGATAATAGCTATAGCCTAAAACGGGATCTACTACGCGAGTAGTCGTAACAGGCTTCTTTATCTGATCGGCAAATACAACCTGAACAGGATGAATCTCTTTGATAGATCGATCACTCACTATCTAACTCCTCTACCCACTGATTCACCTTTTCAGCATCGGCGACAGTGGTAAGCATTTGACAACCAATAGTTGACTTACTTGCCACAGCAAGCAACTCAGCAGTTTTAGAAATATTTGAATCTAAAATGTCGTCTCCAGTATAGTTTATCAAAGAAGATAGATTTTCCAATGGAGTAGCATTTGGATCATAATCTTTGTTCTGCACTATTGCTATTTCGTTAATAGCGTCACTTATACCTCCGATATCTTCCTCTATGTTTATATTCTCTCCATCACTCCAAATACTATAGTTTTTATCTTGCGGAATCCTGCTAGCAAATGCATCAATCTCGTCATCTTCGCAATCTACGCCTGAATCTAAAGCGTCTATAATTGCCTTGATAAAACCTACTAGCTGAAGGATAGCTAATTTTTTAACAGAGAAATCTATATAAAGACTCGAACCACCAGCAAATTCTCCTAATAGTTTTTTGAATTCGTCAAATAGGGAAGTAAATATTGCGTCAATTTTCAAGCATGCCTCTCTCATAAAGGTTACTAATTGAAGAAAGATACCTTTAAGGGTTTTTTGAAATTTTTCAATATTCTGATTCGCCTTACCGATCGCAGACATATTCTTGTCCCGAACAGAATTGTTATATTCGTCTATAGCAGCTTTTTCTTGCTCTTTGTATTTTTCTATCGCAGCGGGATCGGCGCCATCTACGGAGGCGGAAGCTTTACGAATTTTCAGCAATTCAGCCTCTGCCTTTCTTATCCTCTCTTCTTCTTTAAGGCTAGATTCTACCACTTCTTTAAGATTAAATTCTACAGCTCGCGGCCTATAATCTTCTCCGCTAAAAGCAGGATCTTGAACGCTGAGAGCACCAAAATATGGAAGCTTTACGCTTCCACCAAAGTGTCCTGCTGCGTCTTGGACTGCGCCAGCTACTTGCTCTCCAAATATCTGAGGCCTTGAAGGATCTCCTTGTTTAGGTCCAAAACCGACATTTATTCTCTCTAGATCTTGGAAAAGAACATTATAGTCTAATTTGCTAAGCATGTTTTGAATGCTATCAATAATACATTCTATAGGTTTAATAATGAGCATTATGTACTTCATAAGGACATCAAGGAGATTGGTAAGAAATGGCATAAATAATGGAAGTATAAGACCAAGAGCAAAATCAATTACGCCGTTTAATTCAAAAGAAAGATCCATCATTAACGCCATAAGAACGGCCAATATTTTAAACAAGTCTGGAATGCACATAAAGTTTTTAAAAAAATTAAAGAATTCACATAGATCAACATACTGATCTAAATTCTTAAACATGTCTATAATGTTGCGAATTTGACTAAAAGCTCTAGTAATCCAAGCCGACATAGTAGCAAGCATTTCTTTTCCTATATCGGAAATACCAGCCTTAATATTTAGCTCATCCATCATATTAATTCTTACGCCACAAGGAATACAGTCGCTATCTAATATCTTCCCAAAATCACCACCAGGGACAAATCCATTGCCGATCTTAGAAATCATACTCTCAACAGTATCTTTAGCAGCTTCACCTAAAGACACGTTCTCATTTTCATTCTCGTCTTCTTGATTAGAAAGTGCTGCCCATGCGTTCTCGTTATAGCTATCCATCTGTTTGCTAATGGTGCTAGACATGCTACGCATAAAATTTAAATCGGCTGTAAGCGGAGCAACAGTGGCTCCTTTAGTCAGAGAAGCATGACAACCTTTCTTATATACCTTTGTAATGGCCTGACAATCTTGAAATTGAACAATATTAAGAGTCATTAGGGAGTTGCTCCAGATTGTTCGTCTACATTACTTAGCATATTCTTAGTAGATTTTGAAACAGGCACTAACTCGTCTGGTAGGAAAGGAAGAGGTATAACAGGTTTAATAAAACTTTTCCATAATGTATTAATCAATACCTTTATAAGTTCGTCTCGGAACTTATCTAGGTCTATAGGTTTTACAATTTGGTTCTTCTTATCAAGCTCTGGTCTAAGGCCGCCATTTTTAGAAGCTTCTGTCCCGAGGCCTCCAATAGGCACATTGCCGCTCAATAGACTTTCGCGAGCCTTAGCTACGTCATCTGGAGTAATAACAGCATTCTGTCCTATTTTTTCTCCATGATCTCTGATGCTATCTTCGCATAACTTATACTGCTCATATGTAATTCTATTTGGATCTGCGTCTGGATAAGATCTTCTCATCGCTTGGATAGCAAGAGCGTCTACACTGGGATCTAATTCTATAATTTGACCTTCTGCTTCATCATCTATAAGGCCTTGAGTTAATTCAGCAAGCAATTTTAATGCATCTGCATATGCTTTTATCTTTTTTCTTTCGTTGCTTACCTCTTCAGGATCAGAAGGATCTGGTAGAGCAGTTATTTCTCCTTCTTCTTGATCGGGTTCGACAAAATTAATATTCGGCCGAAATTTTAGAATATCTCTACTATTAGAATCTAACTTCAAACAGCAATCTCCTCTGCCGTAACTCGAAGAATAACGTCGTTATACGAAGCAACGCTCGCACCACGAGGAACCTCTATTCGGAACCAAAAAGGAAGATAGGTCGATATATCAGAAATGGCGGACATTGAAATGGCAACACCAGCAGTAATAGCATCCCATTCAGCGCTTGTAGGTTGAGTATCCCCAGCGCTCAATTTCCAGCTAAAGCCATTGCTGTCTGTGATATCCATGCCACTCTCATCTACAGGATCTATTTGAATGCTAGAATATGAATATGAAGCACTATCGTTTCTAAGGTAATACTTTGTTTCCGCAGTACGTCCAACTCGTCCATCAAAGCCATGTCTCATAGGGTTTGTCATAGTTTTTGACTGGCTATAAGGATTATCTGGAGCAGCCGCTGGGTATATTTTTAAAGCCATGAATGTCTCCTATATATTTTTCCTTGAAGGCTTAGAGGTCCTAACAGATCTATTCGGCCCTGTTCTCTCGCCAGAGCGTATCTTAGGCCTAGGAGAATCACTTCCAAAGCCAGGCCAAGCCCAAAGTTTAACCTCTCCACCCCTATTTAAATTCGCGCCAGGTAAAGGATTGTTATTTAAGATAAGATTTTCACTTGGTGTCATTTCTTCTGCTCTATTTAGATCTGGCCGACTCTTTGCTCTTTCGTCGACCTTCTTTTTATTCTCGATGATTATACCAGCTCCTTCAAGGTCTGGCATTATTTTTTCTCCAAATCTACCAGCAAATTGAAAATCTACGCTATAACTGGGTTTACCGAATAATGTTTTTTCTAGAGTATAGCCAACAAGGGCCAACATAAGGGCATCTAGTGCATGATCTCCTATTTTTGGATCAGATGTTTTATATACTGGAGAACCTGTAGAAGTAACATGATCTACTATGTAACTGAGCAATTGTTTTTCTAACTTGTCGTCATTTTCCGAATAATGGAGAGTTCCTGTTTCAAACCAGCGAACAGTATTTTCAACAAGGAAAGGCTTAGACGGTTTAGAAATAGGTTGCTTAGTGATAAGATCGTGAATTTCTACTCGCCCGCCGAAATTATAACCTTTAACAATATCCTTCAGCTTTGCATCTGGATGATTAGATCCCTTGTTAGGATTATTGATAGCGTCATATCCATACTTCTTCAATATCTCTAAATTAGTAGCTCCATATCCGGTATCGACATATATAAATGCCGGTCGCCAAAATTTATTCATTTCTGCTATTTTTTCCATCGCGGCGAGTTGAGTCCATCCGTCTCTACTAACTATCTTTCTGTCAAGGATGTAAGCATGCTTACTCATAGGCTCAAAGCCAACAACAACTATATTAGTTCCAATTTTTACATCGTTCCAATCTACTCCAATAATATGTATCCATTTAGAATCATATTTGTGCTCTCCGTAATCGTAAGGAGATTTAGCAGCTTGAACATATAAGTTCTGAAACACACCTTCTTCTTGTTCTCCGAATATTGCAAGCGCTTCATGCTTGTAGGCAATCTCTGTAAGTTGTCCTTTTAGAGTTGCTTCCAGTTCCTCATTCCAAAGAGGGTTGACTTGCGATGGATAATGAAATTCTCTATACATTCTGTTATGACACGTATTATAGAATGTATCTCTTGTCCCTTTAGGGGTTGAACTCATCCATACAATAGCGTCTGGATAATTGGTGATAATAGATAAAGAACTGTCTAAGTCTCCCGCATTAAGATAATCTGCTTCGTCAAAAACCAACATATTGGCTTTCTGACCACGAACACTGTCTGCATTACCTCCAGACTTAGTTCCTGCGGTAAAACCAGTGCAAATACTCTTGTTATGAAGTTCAAGCTTACAAGGAGGAGATCTAGTACGGCTTTTAATAGAGTTCATGGCCATAGAACTAACTGACAGTAATTCGTCCATCCGATTAAAAAGAAGATCGATTTGTGCCTGATAGGGGGTAAGAATTATTACTCTGAACCCTTCATTCTCTGATACTCCGGGCTTGGTAAAAAGATGGAAAAGTATAGCAATTACAAGAGCTTCCGATTTGCCAGCCTGACGACCAATCCGAAAAACTTTTCTCTTCGCCGCGCAACGAAGCATCATTGCTTGATAAGGGCGATGATATCTAGATTTCCCTAAAATATCTTCGTCTGGATGCTGATCTATCCATTTATGATATTCTTCTGGATTCTTTCTTTTCCAAATTTCTCCGTCAGGATCGAAACAATGCCAGTCTAATACTTCTGCTGCCCAGGTTACCGGATCGAGCATAGATAAAGCTGTTCTTATTTCTTCTTCGGGAAGAATATGGCAAAGTTTTTTATCTATATATTCTTCAGGAATACCGCTACAATTAATGCGAAAAGGATTCTCTTCGCCCGGCTTTAAGCGATGTTTCTTTTTGTAATTAAGAATGCAGTCTGTACATTCTTTTTTACACTTGTTGAGATCTAGCAGATGTTATCTCCAGCCTTTGAGGGTACTTTGGACTTTATTAATACTTTTATTCGCCATAACTCGTGTTCCTCGAAAATCTAAACGGGCACGATTAACAACCCCTCTACCAAAAGCACTTCCGTATGCTCTAAGACTTCCTCCAAATCCCATTCCTCTGCCAGACAAAGCTGCTCTTTTAAATCCAGCTCCTAAATAACGAGCACCACCAGCTCCCATTAAAGCTCCACCAATTACGCTCGTATCTCCAGATGCCATTCCCCAGCCAGCACCTACTCCAGCCCCAATAGCCGTCCTACGACCAGCAGCTCCCATACCTCTCCATGCAGCACCAGCCATTCCTGCAGCGGCACCTCCAGCTAGTAAAGATTTTGTAGCCCAATTCATTCCTGCTATCACTTTTTAATCCCTCCTATCTCAAATACGGAGACGACATAATCAAAGCTTCATTACCCAACGCTCCCCTTCCATTGAGATGACTATTTTGTATTGCTTGTAGACTTCTCTGTCTCATTGTAGATATAGTTCCAAATCTATCAACTACGTCAGCGCCTAATTCTAATCCTTTAATTCTCTTTTCATGAGCTATAGCGGCCTCACCAAGTTTATAGCCTCCATAACCAAGACCAGCTACTGCGGCGGCTCCAAGAGTAACGGGATTAGCAAACATAGACCAGGCAGCTCTCATAGCTCCCCACGTCGCCGCATCAGCAGCTACATTCTTGGTAGCTCCCATTATTCCGCCTTCCTTGTATCCAGAATAGGCAGAATAGGCAGTAAATACAGGAAATAACCCACGACCAAGAGCGGCCATTTTTCCAGCGGCAAATACTCCACCAGCAGCCTTTCTTCCCATGAAACCCTTGGACACTCCGCCTTCATAATGCATACCAAAGGTCTCTCCAACGCCTTGCGCAAAAGCTCTACCAGGACGAGATGCCATCATAGTGCCTCTTGCTCTTTGAACAAAACTCTGATCAGACGCCATTATTTACCTCAGTGCCTAGACGAATGCATTCCCTGCACAAGTCCATACGTACTTTCCATTAACCTTTGATTTCTTACCACAGAACCAGGAGTTAAACTTCCAGTTGGCATTACTCCTGTATCCATTGCTTCTACGGCCGCTGCCTCTCTATTAATATTCATGGACATTTGTTCTCCCCGCGCGCCAAGAGAAGGAGACACGTTCGGAGTGCTACCAACTCCAGAAGAAAGAAACATGCCAGCTCCAATAGTTCCAGCAGTTGCATAGGGATGTCGAATGGCGAATGCTCCTGCCTGCATTCCAAACCTAGCTAAACTAGGAGAGGCATGCGCTGCCATTTTTGTTGCCTTCCAAGCTCCTTTAGCTCCATATTTAAGAGCAGTTCCTACTGTCGATATAGCGGCAGTAAAAAGCTTGTCTCTAAGAGCCATAGATAAACTGCCTCTATATGCCGCAGAGGCTCCTAACATACCAGCAATAAACGGAGCAGCCATAATTATCTCCTATTATACAATATATTTATTATCCCGCAGTCTTATTCGGATCATAAAGAATCTTCTTCATTTTTGCATGACCCTTGCCTGGATTCAGAGAATAGGAATGAGCTTGTGCAACACCGGACTTATGAAGTTCTTGTTGAGCTGCTTTTCTTCTAGCTGCAGCTTCTCTCAATATTCTTGTATGATTGTCAGATTCTTTGTATATTGCGCGTTCCATTCTGTCCATTACTCTTTTTTCGGCAGCATGACTTTCTAATATTTCGATTAGAGAACTAGATTCACCCCTTTGTCTGGCTACTGTCTCCCATAGACCTTCAGCTTCAACTGTAGACGCTCCAGGAGAAATTCTTGCTAATTTATCTTTGGCCCACCGATCTGCTAAACCACCTCTGATTTGTTCTCCGCTAAATTCTTTAGGTCCTTTACCAAACATCTGAGCTTGTTTATGAGGAGCTGCTGGAAGAAGCATCCGTTCAAGCCGAGTATTGTCTGCAATCCTTTGCAATCGCTGTTCAACAAATCTAGTCCCTGGACCGCTCACTTGCGCAGCGCTAAATTCTGTTGCTCCAGTTCCAAACGAAGCTTTTATTTCTGCAGGAGTAAATTTGAGAAACCTCTTTTCAAGAGCAAGTGTCTCCCTCACTTTGAAAAAGCTCTTAACTCTGCCGAATATCCCTCTCCAACCAGATCCAAAGTCAGTATTCTCTCTTCTGGTTCTTCCGGCCATACCTTTATGAGATAACCCTTCAATCGTATTATAAGCATCATCTTTGCCAGAAAACGAGTTGTCTAGAAGTTCGTTAACCGAAGACAGGCCTTTATCAAAAAATCTACCAACCTCTCCAAAGAATCTACTTCCGACAGATTCTGTTTCTCCCTTTAGATCCCTCATTTTTTCTAACAGTTCATAATATTGTTCAGGTACTTCCTCGCGAATTCTTTCGATCATCGGATCTACATTCGTTATTTTTCCTTTGAGGTAATAATACGCTCCAGGTACACCTTCTGTAACAATATGGGGCACACCAGATGCAAGTTGGCCTACATACTCAGCAACACTAACTTCCTCCCCCTGCTTCCTCTTTTCTATTCTAAGTTTCTCCAGAGACATAGTTGCTGCCGCATGAACATCCTCATGCATAGTCCACATCTTGTCATGCTCGTGTAAGTGATAAAGATTACTAGTATGCCTATAGCTGACAAAAGAGGATTGTCCTGATTCTGGGATAGCAATTGTGACTGGGACAAATCCCAGCTCTCCTGTAAGTTCCTCTTCGCTAATTAAATTTTTAGGAATGAAGATTCTCTTATGCCCTGTCCCAGCTTCAACGCCATACTTTTCTAGACCGACTTTTAGCTGATTAAATATCTTAGCGGTTTCACTCGTATCACTTCCCTGATACCCAGATCCAAAATCGGTATGTATTCTCCTCAATCTCTCTGCTTGTCCACCATGAGGTAATCCTTCAATAGTATTGTATTCATCGTCCTTACCAGAGAATAGAGACAAGGGCTTCGTTAGATACAACCCCATCGCTGTTACGGCGAAGCCTCCAGCCATTTTTGTCCCCAGTGGAACGGTCGATAGACCTCGGAGACCCGCCTTACTGAGGATACTTTCTTCAAACCCCAGAGCTGCCTTCTGAGCAGCCTTTATGCCTCTGGATACTTGCTGACCCAAGGTGGGTGGGAAAAGACGCTCAGTGAGCATTTCTGGGGCACTGGGGCCAAGTTTAGAGGCTAGTTCGCCCGTTATTCCGAAGTGACGAGCACGAGCAGCGATACTTCCATAAAAGGACGAAAGAGGTTGTCGAGGATCGAATGGACCTTTCCCTACTGCTTTAGTTAGTCGTTCTGTGAGAGCTAGTCTGTTCCATCGAGTAATGAACTGCTCTCCCGATTTTTCTGGAAACAGGGATAGGTTTCTCCTAATATTGCGAGACCAACCAGCGAACTGGATCCCTTCTTCTTTGAGCTGTAGAGCTGCGCCAGCTTCGCCGAGCGTTTTTTCTAATCTCAGACCCTGTTTAGTGTAGCCAACAGCTTGTCTGTAGAGTTCTGGATCTACTATTCCTGGATGTCGTGTTACTTCTTTGGCTGTCTGATATGCCCAGAGAAGATTAGACTTGGGTGTTGGAATTGGTTTGATTGGTCTGGGGAGAAATCTTTTCTGAAACTCTTCTGGAGTGAAAGGCATTACCTAATTATAATACAATACTTATTCTTTTAATCGTCCTCAGAATTGATTAATTCATCGGGAGAGAGGACTGTAGATTTTTCTGCCGGGGAGGGAAGAAGCTTTTCTTCCAGTTGATTGTCAAATCTTCTCTTAAGCGCTTCTATCTTTCTTCTCATTTCTGCCTGATGAGACGAGGGATCACTTTCGTCCTTCTGTTTGAGTGCTGCCTCTCTCTTATATCTTTCCTGTCTGTCTCCCACCATTAGCTTAACTATTCGACTTCGCCTATTCTGTAACTTCTCCTTTAATTCCATTAGGGGAGATAACTGTTGTTGTGTGATGGCGTTACCTTCTGGATCTACTCCTACCGGTTGATCTACTATTAATTCTGCGTTTTCTGGCTTAGAGAGATTATTATTAATCCTCCAAAGATAAATTTCTATTTCGGATAGTTCATTACAATATCCTACTTCTGTGAAGTTTTCTGGATCTACGTTGTATTCTTCCATGTATTGATATATCCAGTGTTTTAACATTTGGACTTCTAGGGGACATTGACGATTCAATGGACTCTTTCCCATTTGATGGAAGGGACATCTATCTGAAAAAGGACATTTATCCCCGCCGCAGTAGAGAGGAACCATTGCAGTTGAGCCGGTCTGGAGTTTGTTTATGTGATTTACTATACGTAGAGCTTCTTGAGGTGTGTAGGTTATATCTGAATAATCATCAAAATCATAATCTAAGTATTTAAAGAACTTAGTTTTTTTACTTTCGCCCGACTCGGTAATGCCCATACCGTTGGGTTTAATTGCTACTAGTTTATCAGTCATCTACTAACTCCTCATAACGAAGAATTCCAGCACCATCACAATTACAACAAATTTTGTCTACTGGAACAAGATCTTTCGCTAGAACAAGTTTTCCTGTTTTTTTGCTTCTGTATTCAAAACCATAATATCCAGATATGCGATCGTATTCAGGTTTCCATTCCTCGTCATCATAAAGAGCTTGCATAATGCCACTGCCTTCACAGACCCAACAAGAGAATATATCACTCATCCTTCACTTCCTAACTTATCCATGACTTCTTTTAATTCAACAAGGAGAGAATAGATTTGATCATAGTCTTTCCTTAGGAATATATCTAGGCTTTTACGATAATAAGAACAATCATTCCCGCCGGCCTTATCAGAAAGTACCCTCATCATACCAGCAGTTCTCTCCACTCCAGACCTATTAAGTCTGTTACGTAACTCTTCTAATCTGATTATCAAATCTTGACCAGGGAACTCAGTCATTAGATTGATTATACTACATAAATAATAAAATATGAATAATAAAAAAATACATTAGGGGCGTATTTGAAAATAAAATTCTGAAGGACATTACGAAAACAATATAGATATGAAATTGAAATATTATTGTGAGGGAGGTAGGTGTTATATACCCTCCAGTAAGTACCTACTGGTTGGTTTCATCCCCGGGTCGTTCTCCATGGTGGAGAGTGATAACGGTGATGAGTTCTGCTGTTTTATCTACCTTAGTGTAGATATCAGCAAAGGAGAAGAAGATGACGAATTCTTTTATTCCCGCCGCGACCAAAGAAGAAAACCTTTCTTTCTTCAACAACGCCTGCAAGTGGTATCTTGAGGCGTTGGCTGCTGACATCCAGACTCTTGAGTCTGGTAATGTGGTAGCTGGTGATGAAGTGGTTAGGTTCTACTGGCCTGTGTGTGAGCACATCGCCTGTCTGCGTGACTCGATTGATCGTGGTCGAGTGGATGAGATGGCTGCTTTGTTAGCCATGCGTACATTGGTTGATGTACGTGATGTGATTAGCTCACGTATGAGTGGGTAGTAGGTAGTGGTAGTAGGGAGAGCAGGTCTCCCCTACTGCTAGCTCTATGTACACATGTGGTATGTAGTGCTAGTAGTGGAGTATATAGCATATAGACATGATATAGCTTGACATGCCTTATTTGTGGGAGGGTATCTATATTGGTACTTGTTGGTGTTTGTTGGTGTGTATTG